TGCAGCAACTAGTAAAAGATTATAAAGAATTTGTAAACAAACATTTAACATATGAAACTAACTGAAAAAGAAAAAGAGATACTAGAGGTGGCACTAATTAACTACAAAGAAGAGTGCTATACACTTTGGCATGCAGGTGAAAGAGATACTGCAGAATGGCAAGATCAAGCACTAATGATAGAAGCAATAAGAAGAAAAATGTACAAAAGTAAAACAGAGTATTCAGTAAGTGTACCTGCACAATTTAAAAACGATTAACTACAGATAATATAAATATAAAAAATAAAAATATGGATTGGCTTTGGGAAGATCAAAAGAAAAAATCAAATATGGTTATAACTTACGAAGGTAAGCTTGTACAATTTATAAATCCAATACACTATTATGAAGCAATTGGTGTGCAAGCTAAATCTGAAGATAAACAAAATGCACAAATAAAATTTATATATGTATGATAAACAAAGTAAAACACTCAGAGTGCTTAGATGCACTTGACTACTTGTCAGGATTTTTATGTGAGATGACAAGAGATAAAAAATACTACGTTTCAGTATTAATGAAGCGAGTGGCAAATGAATATAACATTAAACTAGAGTTTGACGAAGATGAATAAATTAACATACTTTCAAAAGACTATTTTAGCTGAATGTATACATAATCATTTAACTAAATTACATGATAATGTAGTAGAGTATCAAGAGCAATATCCTGATAAGAATCTACTAATAGGTCCTAAATTCTATCTACAAGAAAGAGATGAAATACTACGTAAGCTCAAACTAGATTATGAAGCGTAATAAAAATATGCTGGCACTAATCTTATGTTTACTAGTATTATATATTATATACTTAAACAGAAGTACTAAAGTATACAGAGTTATTGATGGTGATACATTTATAACTAACAAAGGCGATATAATACGCATGATAGGTATAGATGCACCTGAGTTACAAACATTACAAGGTATTGAATCTAAAATGTATTTATACAACTTAATAAAAGATAAAACTATTACACTACAAAAAGATAATTACTCGCATAACGAAGATAAGTATGGTAGACTACTACGCTATGTATATTTAAATGGCCAAGATGTTAATCTACTAATGCTTAAACAAGGTTATGCAAAGCAATACAATTACTTTTATTTTAACAAATTCAAACAATATAATAGCTATGAATGAAAGAACAAATCCAGTAGAAGAGCAGCAGAAAATCAATCTGCTAGTAAAGATCAAGGATCTTACTAGACAAATAGAATATAATAACACTGCTAACGAGCGGATGCAAAACCAAATAAATTCACTAAAAGAAGATATTATGATACTAGAAAAACCTAAAATATTAGAAAGTGATTTTGAAATTATGGTTAAAGATTTAGCTGACATGGTGTCAACTATATTAGACTCAACAGCTGATAATATAAATGACTTCAATCCTGAGTTTGAAATAGGATATAATAATGAAGTTTCAATATCTAATATAAACTTAGACTATGATGCTACTGAAGATATTCAAAGATATATTGAAGATAGATTTGATATAATTGTACCTGACCAAACACAGAACACAAATTAAATACGATTTACTACAGATAATATATATAAATAAATAAACAAATAAACCTATGGATACCACAACTTTAATAAACCTACTTCGGTGCCATGACTGGTACTACCACTACAGTGATGATCACAGCAAATGGCTCAATGGCGTGCAGTCACAGCGAGCTATTTACGATGCTATGGATGAACTTGGCAACACTGATGATGTAAAAGAATTATATTACAGTCATATGCCTAAGCGTTTACTTGATAAAATCAATAAAGCAAATGCTATACACGGCGAGTAATGAGAGTACATAACCAACACAACGACTTTAGTAAATACTCTAAGTCTAAACAAACAAGATATGTAATTCTTGGTTGGCTAGGTATAATAATAATGGCAACCATATTTGCTATGGCGTTTGTTTCAGCAACTAAAACTTTTTTATAATGTTTAAACCTGAATGGTATTTTATGGAACGTGAAAAACGATTAATAAGAATATACTCTGACATACAAGGTAGGTTGAGTATATTACGCGAAGACTTAACAGTTGTAGATAAAACACTAAAAAAACTGTTAGCTAACAAACCTATACATGTACAAGATATAAATACTGTACGTAATTTACTAGGTGATGACTTGTCTGAAAGACTACAAAAACTTGTAACAAGTGATGATTACCCTCAAAGATTCTAAACTATGAAGCTAATTAAAATAATGGATAAAACCCAAGCTATGTATTATCGGCTAAAAGATAATCGCATAGGTGTAATATATCCTAAAACAGGTTATATTAGAGTTAGTCCTAGTTGGATTAATGATCCTGACTGGCAAGGTTGGTATAAGAAAAGACATGGATCTCTATATTACAGAGACAAAGTTATGTCTACTAAAAACTTAATATTGCATCAGATAAATCCTAAGAAAAAAGTAACATCACCAAATGGTAATTATACTTATGCTAGGATATTGTTTGAAGATATATGGGAAATGCAAGAATATTTAAAAGAGTATGAACAAAAGAACTGTGTTGAACAAACTACTTGATATAACATCTTATATATTAAACTTTATATTAAAAAGAAAATGGTTTAATATAGCAGATAAGCTAATGAAGTTTAGAAAAAAATATATAATTAAACAATTGTTAGACCTCAATGAATCAACATAAATATGCTTTTATTGAAAAGCCATGCTTAGAGTGTGGTAAAATGCACAAAAGAAAAAAGTTTTGTTCACCATACTGTGGATCAAAGTATAATGCAAACTACAGGCGTAATGTTATGGGTGTTGATGATCCAAGATTTTCATCAGCAAATATAAATGCTATAATTAAAGGTAAAGAATCACCTATAGCAGATAACGGCTACAACTTTGTGTTTTCAAATGATATAGAAGACTGGATAGGTAGCAAGTTAAGGCGCAAAAGAGAGAAGTACGCTGACAAAAGAAAAGCTAAACTAATAAAAGAAAATGGAACAAAAGATACCAAAACAGATTGATATATCTTACTATAATGATCCTGAAACTAGAGTATGCAAATACAATTTTGTATTCTCTAATAAAATTAGGGACTGGATTTATAGTGCTCAAAGAGTAACAAAGAACGGTTACAAACACAAATTTAATACGACAATAGATGGATAATATTGATATGAACGACGAACGTGACATAAAGTTAAATAAAAATTTTATGGTCAATGCTATAATAACAATGTCTCTTAGCTCAAATCATATGTCACCAGGCAATGTAGATAATGTTAAAGAAATGTATAACAATATGACCATAGATCAAGTTAAAGAAGATTTTGAAAGATTAAAAGAAGTATATAAAAACAAAAGTTATGAAAAAATTTAATAGATATAAAGAGAATTTACGCATGCACGATGGTGCCATATGGAGTTATAACACTAAGGTTGCAACAATATCTGATGGTAAAATGATTGTACCTAAGTGGTACTCAAAAACTACTAGCACGCATGTTAACTATGCAGCACATCAGTTGGGTCTTACAGTTATCAGAGAATATGAATAGTCTACAACAACAAGTGTCAGCAAAGCTTGAGCTTATTGTATATAAAGATCTAACTCAAGAACAAGTAAACAAAAATCATATACCATATGAAATCATATATGGTATGACTGCGTGTCAAGATAGATGCTATACACTAAAGTCTGCAAATAGTTTCTCTGTACATGAGAATTTATTCATAGATAAAGAACTTTTTGATCAAAGAGTTGTAGATTTGTGCATAACATACTTTCCTTTTAACCTACACATAGACACTAGAATGTTACCAAGGGAGGAAGCTAAAGACCAATTATTTGGTTTAGATAATGATTTATGTAAAAAAATATTGAATAAAATAGAGTTTCTTGAGACAGATTATGATAATGATCATAGCAAAAGATTTTTATGACACTATTTAGTAGTAGTAGTTTAGTTAGTTTAGTTTGATTGACTGTAAGGTGGTGGAACAGGAAGACACGCCATCCTATCTCGATGGTGACAGCTTCGGTTGTCGTGGAGGTTCGAACCCTCCCCTTACAGCTAAATTTAAAGTTATGAGAACTTTAGCTTGGCAATGTGCTAATTGCAATGCATTTAATGCTACAGACAGAGTTAAATGTGGTAAGTGTAACAAAGATAAAAAAGTAAAAATAATATTTTAATATGGAAACTTTTTTATTTATTTATGGACTTATTATAATACTTGTATTCAGTATGTTAGCACTAAGTTGCTATCAAGACTGGTTAAATAAAAAGCAACATTTCATTGACTTTTTTATTTTTGCTGTAATAGATATTATTACCATAATAGCTTTCATAGCACAGTTCACAAATTAAATACGATTACTATAAGATAATATATTTATACAAACCAATTCAAATAAAAACCAATGGAAACCGAAGAAAAAGTAGCAGCCGTGCTCAATCATTACGGCACAACAATCACACACGATTATAATGATATTGGCAATGTAGAATACACGATGTATTCAGATATAACTAGAGATGGTTACGATTTATATGTAGCTAAATTTAATGGCGAACCAAGTAATGGTGCTTTATATTTATCTGAGCATGTTTGCATGTATGACCATGACTTATGTCAAATACTTATACAAGAGATACGTAAAGAAAGTATTGAAATATATATTGAAGATGATATATACGATAAATGTCATTTTGATGATGTACTTGAAGATGAATTTTATTATCTACAAGGTAATGACAAAGAGTTCTTAGATAAATATCCAATGGAAGAATAATATGACAGATAAAGAAAAACAAGAGATAGCAGATCTTGTTATTAAAAAAATGCTTCAAGCAAGAAGCAATATGGAAAAAGAATTATTTAATATAAATGATGTATTATTTACTTTACTTAATACGCAGATGTCTCAGGAAGAGATCCTGGTTGGTGAGTTAGCAAGGCTAATGACACTAATGAACTTATATGAAGACAAAGAGGAATATGAGAAAGCTGCTATAATTAAAAACAAAGTAGACAAAATAAACGACAAACTAGATCAAATAGACAAAAAACGAAGAGACGATGGTAATATCTAAAATATTAGGAATACTAATGGTTACAGCTACAGTGTATAATGCTGTACCACAACAAACTGATTCTACGCCATTTATAACAGCATCAGGCGCACGAATTGATGAAAGATGTCCTGAACAACACCGATGGGTTGCTGTATCACAGGATATGTTAAAAAAAGGTTATAAGTTTGGTATGTGTATTGAAGTATCAGGTGCAGGGGATTTAGATGGCATGTGGGAGATACAAGATGTAATGAATAAAAGATATACAGACTCAATAGATTTTCTTGTAGAAAATTCTAGAAAATTAGGTAAATGGAAAAATGTAAGAATAAAATTAATAACTTAATGTGTGACAATAGGTTATTATAATAATAGGGTAAGGGGCTAATGTCACATAGGAATCTTGATTATTTACATCGAAACAGAGTAGCATATAAGATGTTTCCTACTTCAGATAAACCTACAAAAACTTTTACTTGGGGTTATTTTTTTGAAAACGGTACACATCAATGCTACGACTTGTTTCGTAGTAAAGCTAAGATTACATCTTATAAGTCCCTTAAATGGCATATGTATGTTTTATTTTATATAAATCCGCATGTATCAGATATTATAATGAAAAAAATAATAGACCACGTATGTAACAAAGACAATGGTTTCATTACATTTACAGTTAAAGACAACATTAAGGACAGTATGATATCTGATGTTATTGCTTCTGATTTAAATGAACCACCAAAAAATAAATTAAGAAAAGTTATATTTAAAGACTCTACAGGTTTATCTACAAAACAAAAATTAAAGATAGTTGGAGAGTTAATAGGTAAAAGTAAAATAGTTAATAATGATAACATCTACGAGTGCATGTTAGAAATTAATAACTCAAACAGAAGAATTACAATAGCTAACTTAGCTAGAATATTAGGTTGTTCCTCAAGAACTATACATAGAAATATGGATAAACAATTAAAGAAAGAGAAGGATATACTTAATATTCAAAATGAAGAAATATAATATAAATACATATAAGATATATAAGGAAGATGTTAAACAAGCAATTACATCAATACCTGATATAGATTATGAAAGATTAACTAGAAACCAATTAATAACCAAGTTTATGCCTCTTGTAGAAAATATATCAAAAAAGTTTTCAACCGCATCCCAAGCATCTGGTACATTAGATATACTAGATATAATACAAGAAGGTAGTGTAGGTCTAGTTAAAGCTGTAGATAGAATAGACTGGAAAATATTTAATTTATCAGAAGATAAAGATAAGACTATGAAGTCTTTCTTATCTAAAAGAATAAGAGGTTCAATTAGAAGATCAATAGATATGTATAGAGGTGATATGCGTATACCTGAACATAAGTTAAATGATATACGTAAGAACTTTGGTAAAGATGAAAAAATGGTTGCTATGTTTTTTAACTCTATATTTTTATCTACAGATGATACAATTGGTGATGGTGACTCAGCTTATGAAGTAGAAGATAAGTCAGAACCTTATAATATGGATTTATTAAATACTTATCTATTATCATTATTAAGAAGATATTTAAATAGTAAAGAATACCAAGTGCTTAGGTTAAGTTATGGATTAGATTGTGAAAAGCAATCAGCACAGGCTATAGCAAATAAATTAGGTTTAAAAGGTTCTAGTGCATTTGTTAGAGTATCTCAACTTAAAAGACAAGCAGTTGATAAGTTAATAAACAATGTAAAACCTGAACAAGTATTAGATTATATGTAGTTCACAAATTAAATACGAATACCAAAGGATAATATGTTAAACAATTAAATTATATTTTATGGATAAATTTAACGAGTTAAACCTCAAACTAGCAGAAATGCAAACCAAATTTAAATCGAAGAAAAGTAGATTTAATAACTTCGGCAAATACCACTTTAGAAGTGCTGAAGATATCTTAGAGGCTATAAAGCCTTTCCTTTTAGAACTAGGTGTCACTGTAACTATTAATGAAAACTTAGTTAATAATCAGTATACAAGTGGCATAAATATACCAATGATTGAATCTGATGCCCGTATAAGTGATGGTAAAAATGCTATACATGCATGCGCTATTGTTGGCGTTGATCTTAATCAAAAAGGTATGCAAACTCCACAACAGTTCGGTAGTGCTTCTTCATATGCTAAGAAATATGCACTAGGTAATCTTTTACTTATTGATGATACTCAGGACAGTGATGCTGTAAATGATCACGGTAAATCTACTCCTAAAATTAAAGAACGCAAGTCATTAACTAAATCATCAGATAATTTTAATAAAGCTAAAGATTATATAAAGTCTGGAGGTACAATTGAAACTATTAAATCAAAGTACACAATGTCTAAAGACGTTGAGACAGCTTTATTAGCATGAATAAAAGCCAAACATTAATGAAGCTTAGGGATGATGAGCATTACTATGGAGACTTTGGTAAAAAGTACCTAAGTAATTCTGATATAGCTACACTGCTTGGTAATCCCTTAGCTTTAGGCAAAACATCTCCGCCTAATCCTAATTTTTTAGTTGGTGGTTATTTTCATACTGCAATACTACAACCTGATAAGTTGAAAAAGTATAAAATAATAAATGCAACAACTAGAAATACTAAGGTTTACAAAGAGATGTCAGGTGGTGAACTATGTTTGCTACAGCACGAAGTTGACATAATAGAAAAAATGACAGATAAGTTTATAACTAATGATGTTTGTAGAGACTTAATAACTATACAAAACTGTTTATATGAAGAACCAGGTATTGCAGAGATTGAAGGTCGTATGTGGAAAGGTAAAGCAGATGTTATTAATCAGTCTGAAAACTTAATAATAGATTTAAAAACTACAAACGACATCAATACATTTAAATATTCTGCAAACAAATATAACTATGATAGTCAAGCTTTTATATATAAGACAATTTTTGGTATGGAGTTTTTATTTATTGCTATAGATAAAAACACTCACCAAATAGGTATCTTTGATTGTTCAGATGAATTTTATGGTCGTGGACAAGACAAAGTTCAAAGAGCGGTTGAAGCTTATGAGTTATTTTTTGATTCAGAAGACTTTGATCCAAATCAATTTTTTATAACTAAAACCCTTTAATTATGGCAGGAATAATAACCGGCAGTATAAACCTTAGTAATATACCAAAGGACAAGATTATCGATGGTAAGAAAGGTAAGTATTTGCCAATATCAATATCTATTAATGACGAGCCTGATCAGTTCGGTAATCAAGGTCCTATAGTTGTTAGTCAGAGCAAAGAAGAGAGGGAGGCAAAGTCTGCAAAGACTTATTTAGGTAATATTAAAGTTGTATGGGGTAATGGCGTTATGCCTGATCCACCACCACGCGATGATCAACCTATGCCAACTAAAGCTCAAGCTCCAATTGACAACGATCTACCGTTTTAATAGATGAACATAAATACCACGGAGATTAATGGTTTCATTATTGATACATTTAATCAATATGATCTAGAAGAAGGTAAAACGCAGGGGACTTGTCCTCTGTGCTCTTCTACTAGAAAGCCATCTAATCAAAAGGCAAAGTGTGCAAGCTACGACTGGGAAAGAGGTCTTGGTACATGTCACAATTGCAATACCACATTTCAGTTACACACATACCAACGTAAAGGCGGTAGTGAAAAAGAATATGTAAGACCTGGAGTTGATACCATAATGAAGGTTGATACTAAGGTTGAGCAGTGGTTTAAGTCTAGAGGTATATCAAAACAAACACTTGATAACTTACGTGTAAGCGAAGGTAAAGAGTGGATGCCACAGACTGGGCAAGGTGAAAATACTATCAGGTTTAATTATTTTATGGGTGATCAATTGATCAACATTAAATATAGAGATGGTAGAAAAAACTTCAAGTTATTTAAAGGTGCAGAGAAAATATTCTACAATATTAATTCAATTGTAGGTTATGACTCTTGTATAATAGTAGAAGGCGAGATGGATGTATTAGCATTACATGAAGCTGGTATTAAAAATGCAATATCAGTTCCTAACGGTGCTACATTAAATTCAAACAACTTAGACTATTTAGATAACTGTATAGATTATCTTGAAGACAAAACCAAGATTATATTAGCTGTAGATGCTGATGAAGCAGGCCAAGCTTTACGTCAAGAGTTTATACGTAGACTAGGCGCTGAGGTTTGTTATCTTGTAGACTTTAATGGCTGTAAAGACGCTAACGAGTATTTGTTAGAGTTTGGATCAGAAAAGTTGAACAAAGTTATAAACTTAGCAGTTCAAGTACCACTTGAAAATGTTGCAACATTAAAAGATGTAGAAGAAGATCTTAAGGATTTTGTTATCAACGGTTTTAAACCCGGTTACCAAATAGGTATAGATAACTTTGATAGAATATTTTCAACATATACATCTCAGTTTATAACTGTAACAGGTATACCAAGTTCAGGTAAATCAGATTTTGTTGACCAAATGGTAGTTGGTTATAATAAAAATTACCAATGGAAAACAGCATTTGCATCACCTGAAAATCAACCTATATACCTACATGCTCATAAGTTGATGCGTAAAGTTTGGGGCACAATGCCTAAATCATCTGAAATAGGTGGTAACAAATGGAACGAGGTTACGGAGCATGTTAACGATAATTTTTTCTTTATTGATATGGATAAATATAACCTTGATGCTGTGCTACGCAAAGGCGCTGAGCTTGTAAAGCGTAAAGGTATTAAGTGTTTAGTTATAGATCCATTTAATAAAGTTAGACAAGTAGATGCATCAGGAGACGTCAATGTTTATACATTGGAATATCTTAGTAAAATTGAAGTATTCGCTAGGAAGTATGACGTACTTGTTATCGTAGTAGCTCACCCTACTAAAATGTATAAAGATAAAGATGGTAAAATGGAAGAGCCAACGATGTATAACATCAAAGGCGGTGGAGAGTGGTATGATGCAAGTTACCATGGTTTATTAGTACATAGGGATTATGAAGCTAAAACCACAAAAGTAAAAGTTCTTAAAGTTAAATTTCAAAACCTAGGCGAAAACGGTGCAGAAGCTCACTTTACATGGGAGCGTAAATCCGGTTGCTACATACCAACAGCTGTGCAACTAGATGAACCTATGCCTTGGGAAGAAAGTTAGATTATATGGGTCCTTACAATGCAACAACTGAAGACATGGATATTAGATTATGGTGTCACCGTAACAATATATATGTAACTCCAGTTCAAGCAGGTTACCGTAAGAGAGAATGGTATGTTGAAGTTACAATTAATGGTAAATCAACAATATCTCCTAAATCATATGATCATCTTAACATATGGGACAAAGTAATGGAATACAGAAAATATTACTATAATAAATATGCGAAATAAATTTTATAATGCTAATGAAGTATTTAATCACTTTTGGTTTACAATAAGACACAAAGGTGTAAAGTTTGACAATACACTAGCTATGTTTAATGTAGGATTTGAAATAAAACATCCTTTAAAAAACAACATAGAAGCTCCTTGGCGTAATTGGAATAAAGATTATGCTGATGCTGAGTGGCAATGGTATTTATCAGGAGATTCTAGTATAAAAAAGCTAGGTAAAATATATGGTAAAGTTCCTAAGATATGGAAGCAAATGGCTGATGAAAAAGGTAAAGTCAGATCAAACTATGGTTGGCAATGGCAACGTAAAAATCAAATAGATAAAATAGTTAAGTTATTAAAAAATCAACCTAATACTAGAAAAGCATCTATAAGTATATATGATGCTAAAGAGTTTGATACTTATACTAATGATACTCCTTGTACGTATGCAGTTAATTTTACAATATTAAATAACAGATTAAATATGTCTGTTGTAATGCGATCTAATGATCTGTGGTTCGGTTTTTGTAATGATCAATATTGTTTTTCAATGTTACAAAAAATGATTGCAGAGACGTTGTCTATGAACGTCGGAACGTATTACCATTTTGCACAGAATTTTCATATATATAATAAACAATTAGAAGACCATGATTGATAAAAATAAAAGGTATCATTTGTACCATATACCAGGTAAAAAAATAGGTGTTACCTGTGATCTTAATAACCGGGTCACTGTACAACAAGGATATAAAAAACATGAATATGAAGTTTTAGAATCATCTGATGACATAAATTATGTATCTTTGAGGGAACATCAACTTCAAGAAGAGTACGGTTACAAGAAAGATATGAGACCATACAAAGAAGTTATTAAATCTAAAATTAAAATTAAATCAAATAAAATGAGTGATAAAAAAGTGTTGAGTTCAAGTAGCGCAACTACTACTTTTCCTTGTCCTATAGTAGATCTTAGATCTTATTTAGTTGACAATGAAAATTACGAGTGGATTATGCCTACAGGTATTGCTGTTTGTTTAAATCAAAACAATATAGAGTGGATATTAAAAAACGCTAACAGATCTCAGTTTGGAGATGATAAGTGTTATATATATAATAAAGCTTTTGAAGATCAGATGAACAACAATAGCGAAATAGATGAACTCATGGAAGATAGGTTTTTTCTAATACGTTCTTGGGCTGTAGAAAAAGGCATATACAAAGGTGGTGATTCAAAAACTCAATATGTTAAATTAATGGAAGAAGCAGGTGAATTAGCTAAAGCTTTACTTGAGCGAGATGAACCTGAGATTATAGATGCTATTGGTGATATGGTAATTGTATTAACAAATCTAGCTAAGCTAGAAGGTCTTAATATTGAAGACTGTATTGACTCTGCTTACAATGTTGTTAAACAAAGAAAAGGTAAAATGTTTAACGGAACATTTGTAAAAAATGCTATAACAGAATCATTATGAAAAAGCCTGATATTGTAAATATAGAGTTTAGAGATCCAGTTGTAAGACGTGTTGTAGAAAAGTTTGTTGACAGATCTAATGTAGGTTTTGCTAAGTATGGTAGAACATTAGATAGTGAAAGATTAGGTGGTCATAAAGACTTAATTGGTTATCTAAATGATGTGCAAGAGGAGTTAATGGATGCAATACTTTACATACAAACTGCAAGAGAAGAATTAACTGATCTCAGAGAAGATGAACTTGTTCGTAAGTTAAAAGAAAAATATGGCGGGTCGTTTGAAGATTAGAAGAAAAAAAGGTCCAGTTGTAGCAAAAAAAATAAGGTATGATGGTATTGATTTTGCTTCTGGTCTTGAAAAATATATGTACATCGCTTTAAAAAAAGCAAAACTTAAATTTAAATATGAAGGAGAAAGTTTTATTTTGGTTAAATCATTTAACATTAACCGTGCAACTTATGAACGCCAGAATAATGGAAAAGGTGAGTATACTGATAGAGGAAATAAAAAAATTCTAGGTATAAAATATACACCTGATTTTGTAGGTAAAGATTTTATAATAGAAACAAAAGGTAGAGCTAATGACTCTTTCCCTATGAGATGGAAATTATTTAAAAGACATCTTATAAAGATAGGTGACAATAGGCTACTATATAAACCACAAACCAATAAGGAGTGTGATAGAACTGTAGAATTAATATTGAGAAAACAAACATGGGATTATTTGAAGAAAGAATAGCATACAAGCCTTTTGAGTACCCTGAGTATTATACTGAGGGTTGGCTGAAACAAGCTCAAGCATTTTGGTTACACACCGAGATACCAATGTCAGGAGATGTTAAAGACTGGAATGAAAGATTAACACCTGAAGAAAAAAACCTAGTAGGTAATATACTATTAGGCTTTGCACAGACCGAGTGTGCAGTATCAGATTACTGGACGCAAAACGTAGTATCATGGTTTCCAAAACATGAGATACAACAAATGGCTATGATGTTTGGTTCGCAAGAAACAATACATGCAGTAGCTTATAGTTATTTAAATGAAACATTAGGATTAGATGATTTTGAAGCGTTTTTACACGAGCCTGCTACGGCTAAGAGATTTGATAATCTCGTGGGATACACCGGAACCGAAAAGCTTGGGATTGCACGATCGCTTGCAATCTTTTCCGCTTTTGCCGAGGGTGTTAGCCTTTACAGTGCTTTTGCTGTGTTATATTCTTTTCAAATGCGTAATCTTCTTAAAGGAATTGGTCAGCAAATGAAGTGGAGTGTGAGAGATGAAAGCTTACATAGCAAAATGGGTTGTAGGTTATTTAACCATATGTGTGAGGAAGATAATGAACTAAGAGGTCAAACTCAAGGAACAATTAAAATTGCAGCACAAGCAATGGTTGAACTAGAAGAAAATTATATAGAAAAGATGTTTGAAATGGGTGACATTGAAGGTATCAAGTCTTATGATTTAAAACAGTTTATAAGAAAAAGATGTAATGAAAAGCTTAGAGAGTTAGGTTATACTGATATGTTTAGTTTTGATGAGAAGTCAGCTGCACAACTTGATTGGTTTTATCACTTAACTGGTGGTCACACACATACAGACTTTTTTGCAATGAGACCTACTGATTATAGTAAAGCTAATGAAGGAGAAGATTTCGAAGATATTTGGTAAAATAGAAAAACAACTTGTTAGAAGAAGAAGTCTTTCTCCTTGGGAGAAGATGTATGAAAGAATAGGTTATATGGGTAGTGGTTTTTTAATTGCCGCTCAATGGTCTATATCAGCTGAACTTTATGTGGTAGGATTTATACTTGTAATGGTTCAAACAAGTTCAAGAAGACAATGGAATTTAGTAATATTAAATCTAAACGGTTTAGTAGCTTGGTTAATACACCTTTTAAAATAAAATAAATGACTAGTAGTAATAGATGGATTAAAGGAGAAGATTACCCTGCGTGGGCAGATGGTGATGTTTATAAGAAAACAATACAAGGAGGTTACTTACTTCCTGATGAAACACCGCGTGATGCTTATATGCGTGTTGCTAAGACTGTCTCGAGGCGTTTAGACAAGCCAGAGATGGCAGATAAATTTTTTGAATACATATGGAACGGTTGGCTGTGTTTAGCGTCTCCTGTGTTGTCTAATACAGGCACAGACAGAGGTTTACCAATTAGCTGTTTTGGTATTGATGTAGCAGATTCAATATATGATATAGGCACTAAAAACCTAGAAATGATGTTACTTGCAAAGCACGGTGGAGGTGTAGGTATTGGTATTAACCAAATCAGACCTGCAGGTTCAACTATAACAGGTAACGGTACTTCTGATGGTGTTGTACCTTTTTGTAAAATATATGATTCAACTATATTAGCTACAAATCAAGGTTCAGTAAGGCGTGGAGCTGCAAGTGTTAATCTAAATATTGAACATGCAGACTTCGAAGAGTGGTTAGATATTAGAGAACCTAAAGGTGATGTTAATAGACAATCACTTAACATGCATCAATGCGCTATTATTGGTGATAAGTTTATGCGTAAGTTAACTGCAGGAGATAAAGTTGCAAGAAGAAAATGGAGTGCACTTTTACAAAAGCGTAAAGCAACAGGTGAACCTTATATAATGTTTAAAGGTAATGTCAACAAAGTAAATCCTCCAGCATATAAGGATAATGCTTTAAAAGTATTTATGACAAACATATGCTCTGAGATAGCACTACATACAGATGAGAACCATAGCTTTGTATGTTGTTTGTCTAGTTTAAACCTAGCTAAGTATGATGAGTGGAAAGATACAAACTTAATATATGATAGCACTTTCTTTTTAGATGGTGTTATGGAAGAGTTTATACAAAGAGCTAAAGGTTTAAAAGGTTTTGAAAATGCAGTCAGATCTGCTGATAAAGGTAGAGCAATAGGTCTAGGTGTATTAGGTTGGCATACATATTTACAAGAAAAAAATCTACCATTTGAGGGATTATTAGCGCAACATGAAACACGAAGGATATTTAGCCAAATTAAAATCGAAAGCGAACGAGCTAGTATGGCTCTTGCTAATCAGTACGGGGAACCGCTCTGGTGTGTTGGTACGGGATTTAGGAACACTCATCTTAGAGCTATTGCTCCTACTGTTAGTAACAGCAAGCTTAGTGGTAATATTAGTGCCGGTATTGAACCTTGGGCTGCTAATGTATTTACTGAACAGAGCGCAAAAGGTACTTTCATACGTAAAAACCCTACTCTGGAAAAAGTCTTAGATAAATTAGATATGAATACTAGTGAAGTTTGGGAGAAGATATTAGCTGACGGTGGATCCGTACAGGATGTCGAAGGACTCGACGATGAAACTAAAGAGGTATTTAAAACATTTAAAGAACTTAATCAACTAGAAATAGTTAATCAAGCAGGTATAAGACAACAGTATATAGATCAAAGTGTTAGTTTAAATCTAGCATTTCCATCTCAAGTAGATCCTAAGTTTATAAACAAAGTTCATCTTGAAGCTTGGAAAAAAGGTATTAAGACTTTGTATTATATGAGAACAGAATCAGTTCTTCGTGGTGATATAGCTGATAAAGCTATGGATGAAAATTGTTTAAGCTGTGATGGCTAGTATGCTATACATATTTACTTTTTCACAGGCACGCAGTTAGGTACTCTTCTGTTACCTTTCTTTTTAAATCCTTTTTGTACGTAACCTTTCCAACAATTCTTTTTCTTTTACCCTTTGATGCTGCAGCTCTTTTAGCATTTACAACTCTTTTTCTTTCAGCAGGCGACATGCTAGCAACTTTACGAGCTGGTAAACAAACCTTAGAAGTACCTCCACCTTTAATTTTACTCATTTTTTTAATCTTTTAACTGCTTTATTTCTAGCACATTTCATTTTAGCTGCATAACTAGGATTACGCTTTCTGTTAAACACTATTTGTTGATTTAAGCTACCAACAATTTTGCGTACATTACCTTTCCTACTTTTTATCATCCAAGATGCTAATGCACCACAAGATAAATTTTTCATTTTACCTTTAGCATCAGGAGCATCAGAGTCTTTCCATGTAGGTCTTTTACTTGCCATTACTTTTTAGGTTTTGGCTTCATTGACTTAATCATCCTATCAATTTTATTTGCTTGCATTTTGTGCATTTTAGAAGCATTTTTTAATTGACCTACTATTTCTTTTAATTTTTTAACATCCATAATTATTTCTTTTTACCTACACCCCAATTAGCAGCACCTCTTCTTCTACATTGAACTAACTGACCTGATGCATAAGCACTAGGCCAAACTTTTACAGCTCGTTTTACTTTATAGTAGCATGCATCTTTTTTACCCTTACCTTTGCTTTTCATCTTTTCTTTTTCTTTTTTTTCATCATCTTAAAATCAGCTCCAGTAATTTTATCAAATGGAGGCGCCATCTTAGCTATTTTCATTTGCTTTTTACTTAATTTTTTTTTCATTTTTTTTGTTTATATGGAAATAAAATATTCATTGCATCTCTACGTCCTTCACAACCACAAGGTATGTTAAGACCTTCAGATACTTTATCAACAACTTTTTTAATACCAGTTGCTTTTGTAAATTTTTCTATACTATCACCTAATCCTCTTGATTTCATATAATTAACATTTCCATCTACGCCGTGCTGCTTTGCCTCTTTTGCTAGTCCAACTTTTTGACCTAGCACAAAAAGCTTTTCTTCTTTTAGCAGCTTTACTACCTTTTTTAACTTTACCAGTAACAGCTGTTTTTAATTTACTACCAGGATTTTGTTTTCTATATGCAGCAACTCCTTTTGCTGTCATACCCGCACCTTCTTCAACACTTCTGAAGTTTCTACCTTTACCCTTGGTTGTTTTTCTAATAGCCATTACTTACAAGTACAATTACACTCAGTACAACAATCAGTTACACTAATATTTATAATATCAGCTTCACACATTTTTTGATATAATCTTTTAAATGCTGGTCCTGAGCTGGTTAAATTATTATCTTCATTAAATCTATTTGATTTAACAGAGTCACCTACCAAAAGGCAACCATCAGTATGATCATCATCATTGCCTATATGAATATAAACATATTGAAAACCAGGTACATCATGTAACATAAAGTGATAATCAAACCAAGGATATTTACTACGATATTTTTCAGTTAATCCACTAAGCACCTCACGCTTTGCTACTTTATAAGTTCCTTCAGGTATACGTGTTTCACCTTTTATTTTTTCAGATCTATATTCATCTTCTAATGTAAAGCATTCAAACTCTCCATCAAGAAACATTAATCCTAATGTAGTATCACTCTGAGCACTAAATCTTTTTAGTTCTAGTTTCATTATCTATCTTTTTTGCTGTAAAGGTCTTTTTGTAAATCTTCAATATGTTTTTTAAGATCTTTAACATCGTCTTCTAAATCACTAATATGATCCATCATCCAAGCATGATTTAAATCATATTCTTTTCTTTCTATAGCAGCTGGTGGTAAAAGTTTAGCTTCTTCAATATCATTTTGTAGCTTAAAGTACATGCCACCCAACGTAAACACCGCTGCAACTATCAATCCAATTGATTTTAATGTTAAGTGAAAGTCAGGCTTACCATCTCCATCTACATCAACTCCCATATTTGTACCACTCCCTAGTTCTTGTGCCATATTTTATTTTGTTTTATATTTTTATAATTACTTGTTTTTAATCTTTATTAAGTCTAATACTTGCACTTCTTTCTGTATCTAATAATGATTTACGTTTTTTACCTGTACCTTTTTGTAATTCTAATAATGTTTTATTATTTTTTCTTCTTCTTTTTTCTGCCGCTTTTTTATAACCTTCTTTTCTTCTAGCATCTTGAGCGTTTGTTTTAATTAACTCATGTTCTTCATTTTTAACATTTAACTCCCATGTACTCCAACCTAAAGCTAAAGCAATTTTTTGCCATGTTTTATTATTTTCATCAAACACTGAAATAACATTATTTAACTTATTAACAAGTCTATCAGCAGGTACGTTTGTTGCTGCAGATATTAAATCACCACCAACTTTATATATAGGACTATCAATAGCAAAACCTCTTTCATCTATAACATCTTTATCAAACTCACTAGTTTGTATTGCTCTATAAACTTTTCTTAATTTAGATCCAATAGGTGGAGATATATTAGCTAGTTGTAATAATACATAAGCATGATCTTCCCCATATTCTTTATTTGATTCTTTATGATATTGTAATATAGCATTTTTAACTGTTGCTACAGCAGCACCTGCAAGACCTGCACCACGTAATAATGTATCTAACATATTATTAGCAACAGAAAATTCTTTTTTACTTATTTCTGCTTTTAGTTCTTCATCTTCCTCATCATCATCAAACATCATAGCAAACAAAGCCGTCTGCATAGAAGTAAATATAATGTTTTGAACTGCTACATAGTAAATTATTTTAGATATATGTGTTTTAGGATCACCTCTTCTAGCTGCTAAATCCTGTGCGGCTTTTTTAATTAATCTAGCATACTGCATTGGTGTATTTGCAAAAGCAAGTATTAATCTACCTAATGGACCAGACTGTTGTTGAGATATTAAAGCTGGATCTGCTGACTGCTGTGTTTCTTCTGCTATTGCAGAAAACTCTTCAAAAGCTTCTTTTTCAGCTACTTCTTTGCTCTTACCTTCTTTTAATTTTGTATTAACTCTATTTCTATACATAGAAGCACCACCAACAGCTATAGCAAAACTATCAGCTATTTGAGTAGGTGCAAAACCTATTTTAAGTAAATAACGTAAAGCAGCTTTAGCTTTGTTTTTACTATCAGCTACAGAATTAGCAAGTTCAGCTTGGTTAACATCTATTTTCAAACCTTTACGTCTTTGTTTTAATTTATCAGAGTTAAATATCATAGCAAAGTCTGACCAAAACTGTGGCTGATTAGCAAAAGCTTTAGCTGCCATCAATGGATTATTATCGCTCCAATTTAAAAAGTTAACTGCCGATATTGTTTGAAGCACAGCTGATCTCATGTTAAAAAACATTATAGCACCAACAGAGTTATTTATCCAATTGGTAAACATGTTAACTAACCTGTTTTTACCAAAGTTTCTATTAGTACCGTTTTCCATGCGATACAATATATCTTCTAATGCTTCTCTAAAATTAGAACCGTATATAGCTTCTATTTTATTTAAATTTTCCTTAGAAAATATTTCATTTTTATTCTGAACAAACTCATCTAAAAATTGTTTTCTATTTATTTTATCAACTATATTACTTAAATCACCAGCTATATTATCTGTTAACCATGTATCAGTAGGTTGTATATAACCTTCTTCTAAACCAGTTATTAAACCTAACTCTCTAGCAAATTGAGTTAACTGCTTATCATCTTGAACTACTTTAGCTAAAGCCTTTACATCTCTCTCATCTAGTCCAGTTTTTTCTGCTACGTTTTCAAACATAGGAGAGTAATCCCATATGAATATTCTTATAGCTTGATCATATGTAAAACCTTCTAATTTAGTACCATCTAGTTGAGGTATTTTTTTGCCTAACTTTTTAGCTATAGGCTTATACTTTTGTCTAAGTGCTCTATAATCATCTTCTATTTTTTGTTTAGCAGACTCCATTTGAGCTATAGCTCTTTTATATGGAGCATTTAAATGCTTTTCAAAAAACTCTTTTTGCTTTTCACCTAACTTGCCTTTACCTAAAAATGAATATAATAAACCCATAAAGTCATTGGCAGATGGTGGTACAAAAAATTTAAATCTACCTATAGTAGCACCTCGTTGTCTAGCGACTGTTTCAGAAAATGTTTCATCTGCTTTAACACCTTTATTTTGCTCTAATATTTGATTAAAATCTTTACTAATTTCTGATGTTTGTTCAACTCCTGATTCTTCTTGTTTTATATTACTAAATTGTATTTCATTATCTACAGACTGTACAGCTTGTCTTAATAATGTTTTTCTATCACTTTGAAGTAGTGAAAATGAATTAAATATTTCAGATGAAGTTAAAGCATTTATAATTCTTTTAATACCTAAAGTAGAAACAAGTCCATGCTCTGAATCAAGCTTATCAAATGTTCTTTTATCTCCAAATACTTGAGCATGATCTGTTATTATATTATCTAGCGATTTGTTTTTAAGATTTTTATTATCAGTGATATATTGGTACAACTCAGCCATTGAGTTACCATTTATATTTATATGTTCACCTTTATTCATTATAGCATCAATAACACTACCACCTTCATCTGTTGTTTTAAATATAAAACCTTGTATTTGTGATAATGCTCTAAAACCTCTAGTCATTAATGACTGACTAAAAAATATTGGAACTAAATAATCTTTTCCTATTTTTTTATTTTCATACTCTTTTTGAAGTGCGAGCGTAACAACTTTTAACAAAGCTCTGTTAGCTTCATTAACTTTTTTTAATCGAGTTTGTTCCTCTGGAGTTAAACTTTTTTTACCTTTAAATCTATCTCTTATTGTACCTAATAAAGTAGCTTTTTTAGAGCTAACAATTTGAGGTTCTGGTAATACTCCGTCTTTTTCTAACTCTAAAAGATCATTTAATGCATTAACATAATCTTGTTCTGTTTTAGTTTTAGCTTTTTTTATTTCAACATCATAATTAAAAGATGGTGAATCATCTTTTATATAATTTTTAAAATCAAATAAATCATAAAATTGTTTACCTTTAGCTGCATCTAAAACCATATATCCTTGACCAAATATTTGGTACATAGATGATGGTGGTAAAACTTTACTTAATAATTGATGAAATTCTTTTGGTAATGATTCAAGTAATATTTTAGATCCATCTGCTACAGTTTGAGTTACTTTTTGATTAACTAATCTAGTTTTACCATCTTTAAAAGCAGCTAGATGTTTTTTTGATTTAAAAAAATCAACTAACTCAGGATCAACATTTTTTAATATTTTAGAAAAATAAGCTGAGTTTAAAGCTTGTTTTTCTGTATTAATTGTTCCATCAACAACTATAGCATTACTTTCAAAAAGCTCATTATACAATGAAATTAATGCATTTTTTAAATCATCTTTAGCTTTTAATTTAGTTATTTCACTTTTATTTTCTTCTGTAATAGGACCATTGAAAATATTAAGCATTTTTTCTAAAAGATCTATAATGCTTATTGTGCTGTTATTTAATACTTGTTTTTCTTCAGAAGTAATATTACTAAACTGAAAACCAGGATCTCTTGATATAGATTTTGATACAACTGCTATTTCTGCTTGTAATTGTTCTTTAGCTATTTGATCTGCAACTTGTTGTTCTGTAACTTCTTTACCTTTACTTTTAGAAACATTAACTATTTCATTTATACTAGTATTATCTAGTTCTTGTATTCTAGCATCAGTATCTTCTAAAAATTCAGCTGAAAGTTTTGAGGCTCTAAATTGTATTACTTCTGGTGATCTAAGAACCTGCATGACAGCATCAAAAGCCATTTCAGCTCCTATATTTCTAGCCATAGCATCTTTTCTAGTACCTTTTTTAGAACTACGTTCTCCAGTAACAGGATTAACAGCTGGTGGAAAGAAATATTCATTGAATCTTTGAGCTATAGTTTCAGGTGTTATACTGCTTTCAGTATTAGCATCTTCTGAAATATTATACTTTAATCTTAATACAGGACCTGAGCGTAAGTTTTTAACCTCTATAAGATCCATATTTTGCGCTGCTAATGCTTGACTATAAGATAATTTTTTATCACCTAAAGGTTTGTAAGTAAAATAGTTATCATTACCTAACTCTCTAGCTAATGCAGTTAATTGCTTAGTGGTAAATTTATTATACATTATCATAGAGTATGTATTAACAAAAGCCCTATGAGCTGCATCTGTACCTATTTTGTTTTTTATTGTTTTTTGTAATGATTTACCAAACTTCTTTACAAGTTTGTTTTTTATATCAGATATATCAGCTTGTTTAATAACACCTTTTATATTTGATATTTCTTCTTTTACTAAGCTTATGACTTCGTTATATATGTTACTACCATCTTCTATTTCAAGATCTTTTCTTATAGAAGTTTCTTGATTTTCTAACTCTTCTTGAACTTCTATCATAGAGTCTAAAGCACTAGGTGCATCAGAAGCAAATTGACGAGCTGGAGTACCTTCATCAGCACCAGCCATTTGTCTAGTCATTGATTCAGTTTTAATATCACCTCTTTCTCCAAGCCTGTCTATTAAATTGTTTGCTCTAAGATTAAGTCTACTACTTAAAAACTTATCTAAATCAACATCTTCACCAGTTTTCTTTTTAATTTCAGGATTGTATTCGTTTTTTACTAATAATATAGCTTCGTTTAATAAGTCACGCTTATAATCATCTTTAGTATAAGAATTAGGATCTTTAACATTGTTATAAGTTCTATTTATTATAGATCCAACCATACCACCTATTTGATCTGCAAAAGGTGTGTTTGATATATTGTCAGTTTTAATACCTGTTTGTTTATCAACAAGCATTGTATCCATAAACTCACCAACGTTTTCTTTTGCTTTTTCAGGATGCATTGCTTCAAACATTTGATTTAAGTTTGAGGCTTGCATAGTACCAACTGTACCAACATCTTTAATCTTTACTTTTGCTTTAGCTTCAGCTTCTTTTATTGCTTTTAAAGCTATTTTGCTTGCTGCACCATCTGGAGATGTACTAGTATACTCTTTTATAAAGTTATAAACTTGTTGACCATTTTCAAAACCTACAGTATTTACTTGCTTAGCACCAAATATAGATTTGAAAGCATCACCCATTTTTTCAAATACATTTTTATCAAATCCAACTTCTCCTCTAACTATTCCATCAGAAAGTACATTAATCCATTCAGTATCATGATCTTTTTTTGCAACTTTTCTTCTATTTAATTCTTGAGCAACATATCTTCTTTGGTTCCAAGTAGCAGCTTTTTTAAGCTGTTTAACTATTTTACCTTGCTCTGCCTTATTACCAACCAAAGCGTTTAATATTGGATGAAGAACTTCATGTGTATTAATACTTACATCTCCTTGAGCTTTTGAAACTTGTTCATTAACAAATATATTTCCTTTTCCAGCAAATACACCAGCACTTCCTTCTTTTGCTTTTTGTACTGCTGCTTTTAAGTTTATTGCTGAATTTCTTTTTTCTTGAGCTTTTTTACTTGCATTTTTTCTAGGTTTTTGTGCTAGAAAATCATCAAGTTCTTTTTCGTTATTAAAATTATTTGGATCATTTTCATTATTAGCTGATTGATCTTGAATTATATCATCAGCATATTCTTGAGATGTAGTTGATTTTTTAACATTTAATCCAGTTTCTGCAGCTATTTCTTCTGCTTTAGCTTGGTCAGCTTCATATATTATTTCATTTATTCTAGCCTTAGCTTTATCATAGGTTTGGCGAAAGCCTTCAGATGCTGAATCATATTCTGCTTGAGTTATTTGACCAGAATCAAGCTTTTTATTTAATTCAGTAAGTTTATAAGCTGCAATGTCAGCTAACTGATCTTTATCTTCTACCTCTAATATTTGATCATCTTCCATTTTAAGAAAAATGTCATTACCTTTTTTCTTTTTATCAGAAAGAGCTATTTTTCGTTGCTTTAAAGTTTCTTTTTTACCTTCTAATATAGCTGCGTCATAATTTTCAGATGATTCTAATTTTTTTATTTCATTATTAAGTTCATTTACTGCTAGCATGTCAGCCTCTATATCTCCAGGAGAAACAACTTTTCTAGCCGCAGATACTGCTCTAGCAGAATAACTACCACCTGCTAATCCAGCACCACCTATAAAACCTTGTATACCAGCTTCTAAACCTTCTTGACTAGTTACAGCTTCTATTATTGTATCTTTTATTTTAGCTTCTTCATCTGTGCCTGCAACTCTACCAAGTTCTTTATTAACTTGTTCAGCAGCATGTTGACCTATTTCTGTTATAAACTCTGTAGAACCTGTACCCATCATACTTAATGCAGTTCTAGCTGATTTATTGTACAATGCTTTAGTAGCTAGTTCTTTACCAAAAGAACTTAATGGATTTAAACCACCCTTACCTCCTACAACTTTCATTACTTTACCTAAAGCAAAAGCTTCCATACCTGATTGCACAGCAGCAATACCTAAAGGCACAGCAACATCAGCTTCACCTTCTCTAACTAAATCATTAAAATTCTTGTTTAAATTTTGTGCTTTAAGTTTGTTAAATTCTATATAGTTTTCAGCACTATAATCAGCTAAAAAACCTGCGCCAAAAGTAGCAGTACCATAAGCTGCACTACCAAGACCATTTGTAATTGCATTTATAGCACCTGCAAAAGCACCACCTATATCACCTTTTTCAATGCTTTCTAATATACCTTTAGTTTGTTTTGTTTGTTGCTTTTCGGTGTCATAACCTTTTATAGATGATAATATTTCTTCTGATGTTGCTTCAGATGGACCTAATATACCAGACTTTAATGAGTTCCAAGCTATATCAAATGATTCACCAGCGCCTGCAGTACCATCTTCATTATCTTTTAATCCATAAAACTCAAAAATATCTCCAAATTGTTCACCAAGATTATATAGTGAATTTTTTATAGACTGAGCTGTAGTAAGTTCTTTTTCAGGTTTAGATTCAGTTTTAGTGTCTATAATACCAGGACTAGAGGTACTTATTTTTCCTGTAGGCTTTAATATATTATCATCAGTTTGCCACCAAAGCTTTTGAGGTTGCGCTTGTTGGGTTGTCTCAGGTTGATCTTGTACTAAAGTTTCAGGCTGAGCTTCATCTTCCCACCAGTACTTTTGTTTATTTCCATTTGACATATTATAATTGATCTATATATTGCATCATTTGATTTAACTCATTGTAGCCATAACCTATCAAACTACCGTCTTGACCTTCTCCTCTAACAGATCCATAACCTTGTTTGGCTTTTGAATCAAGTAATATATACTGTTGGTTTTTAGGATTATACCTAACACCATATCCTTTACTAGATACATACTCGTTTAGTTTACTTGCTATTTGATCAGGATTACCTTTAGCAACTTTCATTTTATCATCTTTACCTGCTGCTATAACATCGTCTACGTTACCTGGTCTATATTGATTAAAAAAAGCCTTATTAGACATTAACCAATTTTGAGCTTGATTTTTTGGGCCTTGAGATTGTAAATTAGCCGCTTGCTTTTTGTTGAAACCATTGTTTGCTTGTTGATCAGCAACATTCATCATTCTGTCAAGTAATTGTTCTTTAAATTGCTTTTTAGCTGCAACTAAAGCTTCTGGATCATTTGTATCTAATGATTCTATAAATTCTTTTTCATCTTCACTAAAAAATGATTCATTACCCACCATTTTATCAAAAGCTAATGATTGTAAACCTTCAACACCAGCATTGTCAATTAATCTAGAAAACTTATTTCTTAAATAAGGTCTAGTTGTATCATCTAATTTTTCACCACCAGTATATAACTCCATCATAGCCTCATTGATTTGATCACCTTGTTTCCAAGCTTTTTCAAAAGGTTGTTTTATATCTGACATTCTAGTAGTATTACCTTGAGCATCTGTAAATATAATATTACCATTTTCATCAAATGATCTTTGCTGTGCTCCTGTAAATATACCAGCCGCACTAACCATGTTGCCAGAACTATTAGCTATAGATAAGTTTTTACTTTGAAAATCTTGTAGATAGTCTTCTCTCATACCACCCCAAGCGTTGTATTGTTTTTCTATATTTTGTAAACGTTGATTAGCTTGTTTCATTATAGCTATTTGCTGTAGTTTTTCAGGACTACCAGCTTTCATACTAGCTGCCGCTTGTGCTGCATCAGCATATATTTGCTTTTGATTCATAGAAAAATCAGTAATCATACCTTTATCTTCATCTGGTATTGCTGTTAAGTCTATACCTTCAGCTTGATTAGCCATGAAATTTTCAACCATTAAGCCAGCTTTTTCTTCCTCTAGCTTTATATCATCTCTACGTTGTTTTTCAAAAGCTGCTACTTTAGCTGTTCCTTGTTGAATTTTTTGACTTAACAAACCTCCTAAATCATTAAATCCACTTTGACTATAAGCAACTCCAGCACCAAGTGGGTCTCGACCTAAGTTTAATCTTGTATTTTGTCTTCTTTGTCTTCTCATTTTTTAGATTTTATTATTGATCACCACCAGTCATACCTCCCATTGCTAGACTTGTTACTCCTCCAACAACATCACCTATACCGCTAACCATTGCTTGTCTAGCATCATTAACAGCTTTTTCTGCTGTTGCTTGTCTAGCTGCTGCTGCTTGAGCTAATGCTGATGATTTTTCATATTGTAATCCTCTAGCTTGAGTAGCGCCTTGTGCTGATAACACTTGATTTTGAGCTGATTGTGCCATTGCTCTTTGTTGATTTGCTTGTTCTTGTCTAGCAATATCAGCTGAAGCTTGTTGTGCTTGTTGACCTTGAACATTAGCCATAGACTGTGCTAGTGCGGCTATACCACTACCACCAGCGGCACCACTCATAGCTTGCATTGTACTAGCTAGTCCTTGCTGTTGTTGTTGAGCTGTAAACTCAGCCGCTTGAGTATTTACTGTTGCGTCTTCATAAGGATTTGATAGATTAGCATATAAATTTGAATCATCTAGATTTTCAAACTGTGCTAATCTTTCTTCATAAGCTCCTCTAGCTTTTCTTTGTTCACGCTTTCTTTTTCTTTGGCCTATAATACCACCAAGAGTTTGAGTTAATCCACCAGCGATTGCTCCAACAGCTCCAATACCTTGTTCATTTAATTTTCCTAACATGTTAATTACCTTTATTTAACTATTACACTTTAAATATTTTATTTAAACAATTCTTGAACCTACTGAAAACAACTCAGCTGCACCAGTAGTTGTATGTTTTAATTCAACTTCTGCAAAGAAACCTAATAAACCTGATTGGTTTGCAACTCCACCTTTGTCAAATAATACAAAATTACCTTGAGCGGGCGCAGTTCCACTAACAGTAACTGTTGTAGCTGTTTTTGCAGTACAAGTTCCAGAAGAACTATATGTAGCAACAGCAATATCAGCTAAAAAATAAACGCTATCACCTACTTGTAAATTACTATTTACACCACCAGTAAAAGTTAATACACTACCATCAACAGAGCTTAGCGTGCCTAATCCTTCAACTTGTAATTCATCAGCGTTTAATGTTCCTGCATTAGAATTACTACCAGTTAATGTAGCAAAAAATTGACCTTCTTTTTTTATAAATCCATCAGGTCCTATTAAACCTACACTCTCAGATGTTGTTATACTATCTAACAACCAACCAAGATCTCCTAAATAATTTAATGTTTTAAATCTTTTAACTTGACCTATTGGTTGATTCATTAAAAACTTAACAGTACACTTGTTTGTTAAAGTTACTCCATAAAACTCACTATGATTAGAATTACTATGATGTTTATACATACTACCAGCTTTAAAGCTAAAGTAATCATTATTTAAACTTATAGCTGTTTCTGGAACAAAAGACTTTCTACTTGTCCAACCATTAATTTTTTCATTAAATGATATTGTTTCAGTAGGATCACTATTAGCTTGATTTGTAAAGCTTAAGTTATAAGAGTTTTTTCTATCATCATAACTACCAAACACATTGCTTGTAACGTTTGCTAATTTATCTGAGAAAAAATCAGACATACCTAAAGACGATATTTCACTTAAACCATCTCTTGAAAGTCTTAATACAACACCTCTTTCTTTATCAGTAAAATAAGCTCTAAAACCATACTGTGCAAATGACTCTGGATTTTGGGATATACCATACTCACCAACATAAGGTATTATTTGACCTAAAACATTAGTACTTGCTGTTACTTGCGGATTACCATCAGCGGTAAACAATGCATCTTTATTAGCCTGTACTCTAAAACACTTATCTTCACATAATGCTAATAAATCAGTATCTCTGGTTTTTATTAGTTGTATTGAGCCATGTGATGGATTAATATCTTTTGTTATTTTATCTGCTATTATAAATTGATTTAATCTATCAATACCAGTACCACTATTATATATTTGTGAGAATATAAATCTATTAGTAAAAGTTTCTTCTGCATAAATATCTTCTATTACAGTTGAAACTCTAACTCCTTTACCCATTACTGGTGCATTAAAATCATCTCTAATTCTATCTGATTCAACGCCATTACCAAAGTTTATTGAGTTTGCATATGATAATGCTTGATATTTAGTAAAAGTTAATGTAGCATCATCAGCAACAGTTATAGCATCTGAAAGAGTTAATGTTATGTGTGAAGAGTCTGGAGTATTAGTTTGTATTGTATTAACTTTAACTGTACTACTTATACCAGTTCCAGTTACTAACATATCAACTACTAAAGTAGGAAGACTACCATCTAAAATAACTGTAGTAGAATTATTTACAGCATTATCAACAGTACCTGTAGCTGTTGCATCGGAAGTAGGTAGAAGAGATATTGGAAAAGCTTCTTGAGTTTCATAATATAAATCAAGCAAACCATTTTCTGGTTCTATTTCAAAAATAGCAGGACTACTAGAATCACTATCAGATTCTTTTACTACATTTAATACTTCTATTCTTACAACTTCGCTAGTACTAACAGTTACTAATAAATTTGTAGCTAAGGTTAATGCAAATACAGCATCTGCAGCACCTCCACCAGATTTAGTTACTGAAGTTATTTTATAGTAATTAGAAAATTTTAACTCATTATTAAAACCAGTATCTGATATTCTAACATAATTACCAGTAACTATATTATTAAAAAAATTATCATCTTCATATTTTGAAGCTGTATGATTTTCTACTTCAGAAGTAGTTATAGTAAAAGTGTTAGAGGCAGCTGTTAAACCAGTTATATGATATCCACCAGTAACCGTTGAGCCAGCAGCAACACTATAAGTAGATCCTAGTACAAGAAAATCTCCTTCATTAACATGAGTATCAAAATTGTCTTTTAATTCTTGATTAGCTTTTATTTTAACAAAAAATTTGCCATCAAAATTACTATTACCTATTGTCTCCGACTCTGTTACAAACTCCGTTACTTTTGCTAATATTTTATTACTATCATCATAAAGTTGATCAACATCTTCTGTAAAAAAGTTTTTAAAAGTAACTTCAGCAGTTAAAGTACTTCCAGAATTACCAGCAGTTCTTACACTTGCAACTTCATATGCTTTAGTATATCTTAAACTAGTTAATGCTTTAAATCTTATTTTTGCACCAGGTTTTAATAATGCTTCTGCGTCTGCATGTATAAAATTACTTGCACCCATGCCAGAAACCTGTATTTTATTAAAACTACTAACAGGTGTCATGCCAGCTTTTTTATGAGTTAATGATGTTTGAGAACCAAATTTATCACCAAAACCACAACCAAAACGATTATTAACTGCTACATCTCTGTTTAGTATTTGGGGAGGATCATTTTTTATATCTATTACTTTAAATCTATTAGCATCTTGTGTGCCGCTATAACTAAGTGTTGTACCATTTTGTTTCTTAAAAACTAAATAATCATTTTCTGATACTTTGTTTCTATCAGCTGAAGGTATAGCTAAGTAAGCAAAACCTTCACCATCGTCATAATAATTAGATATAGCTATGTTATAATACTCTTTAGATGTTTCTTTTATAAAATATCTAAAATGTGTTATTTCACTAGGTAAGCTTGTGCTTTTTGCTTTTACTAAAAATTGTATGTTTTTTGTAGAGTTTTCTTTATCAACTTCAAGAGATGAGTTTTCTCCAGTGAAAACAGGAGTTTTTCTACCAAAAGTATCTTGAAGAACAATACCAAATTGATATGTTCTGTTAGATTTTAAGGAAAATTTTTGATTAAAAGTATCTGTTCTTGTAACTGTTTTTATGTCAAACTCTATATCACCAGTATAATTAAAGCTCTCAGTATAATTAGCATATAATAATCTATTACCTATTATTTCTTGACATAAAGCTTTTTTAGGTACAGAATCAAAACTTCTTAAAAGTTGTATATTATCTAATACTTTATATATTTCATTATCTTCTATAGTATAAGTATTATCAAAGCTTCCACTAGATTCCTTTATAGTATCTACTACATATACATTTTGATCATTTGATGTTTTATATAAAATATCTATTTCATCTATCAAACTATTTGCAGTATCACTAAACTGTGAACTTATATCTGTATTCCAACCTGTTAAAGTTATTGAAGTAACACTGTTAAGCATACCAGCATTAAATCCATCTTTAGTTAAGTATTTAAAATTACCAGGTACAAAAGCTGGTAAAGAAAATGGAGCAAATGTTGAATATTGATTATTAGTATATTTATATCTGTATGAAAATGTTGGAAACTTTTCTTGAAATCTACCTAAAGCCTCTTTAGCAACAGCATCATACTCTGTTAAGTTAGAACTAATAGCAGAATATGTTCCTCTAAATCTTAAAGCATCACCTGCTGAAACTGTTACTGGTTTATCTAAAACAACACTATTTGATGTGTGATAATTTACAGAAACAACTCTTGTTAAAAAAGGTATTCCGTCTCCTGTTATCTTTTCTATTATCATACCAGATGATATAGGATTAACAGATGATGCACCTGATATAGCTCCACCACCAACTAGTCGTAAAAGTAAATTTGAACCTGCCGCTATAGTACCACCTGTTTTAACTTCAAGCCCTGTAAGAGCACTTGACTGCACTGTAGTTATTAATTGTAGACCGTTAGTTGTTTCTGTCTTTTTTAACCTATACCTAACTTTAGCACCTGCTTGATATTGTGTTGCAGTTATTTTTTTAGTAAGACATATTGTTTTACCGTCAGCTAAAACAGTTTGAAGAGTAGAGTCTGGAACACCATTACTAGAAAAATCACCAGCACCACCTGTCTCATGGCCAATTTGATTCATACTAGTCCAATTAGCACCTTCATTTAAACTAAATTCTGCATGAATTCTTATATTAGCTTTTGTTACATTAGAACTATTTCCTGTAAAAACAGAGTTTGGTTGACCTTCTGTTCCTTGTATTTGTGGAGCTCCTATTATACAAACTGATAAATGTAAAGTATAATCAGCTGTAACAGGTACAGAACTAAAAAAATCAACAGGTCCAGTTGCGTTCTGTTGAAAACCTAAATAATTGTTTATAGTACCTGTTGTTGAAGTAGAAGTACCAAAATAAATTTCACCAGTTGAACCATTAATAGTAGAACTTGTATATGTACTACTACCTAACCACGGTAAATTAGCAGCTTGACTAAAAGTTACAGCATTACCTGTTTCTGTATTAGCAATACCTGAGTGTATTTCTAATAAAGTAGCTTTAAATATCTTGTTAGGCGAAGATCCAGTAGAACTATCTATTCTTATTCTAGCTGTTTGACCTAGTGTGTTAGTTAATATTATTTCGTTATTAGGGTTATACTCAGGACTAACAGCAGATCCATCTGATTGTTTTATAAAAGTAATATTAGTTATTGCTTCAAATGAATTTAAAGTAAATGTAGATAATGCTAGAGAAGTATTTCCACTTATTAGTACTTGTACTTGTTCTCCATCTATAGTACCTGCACCACTAACTACAGTTGATGGTAATCCAGTTGCTGTATATGTTAAAGCATTTAAAGGTGATTTTCTTATTACAGTTATTTTATCTGCTGTTAAACCGGTTGATGTTACTAAAGTCGTACCAGTTTTACCTCTCCAATATTCTATATCTACTCTTCTTGGCTCGTTTAAATTATCAGTAAAGTATAAAACTTGATCTAATATATTAACACCTAATATTAAATTACTAGTATTAAAGCTTAAAACATTACCTGTATCTACTAATATTAAATCTATAGTTGTACCGTTGAGCTCTGCTATTACATCAGCACCACTTGATGTTATAAACCAATATATTTTATTGTTTTGAGTATCTCTAACTGAACCGATACAAGTAGCATTTGTTAGTGTTGGTAAACCAGATATTAATGTATTACCTAAAACTTTTTGCAAAGCACCAACATCAGATCCTTCAGATGTAGCTACCTCTACATTTAAAGCATCTCTATAGCCACCATTAGGAACAAGACGATCATCTAGATCCTTCTCCATCCTACCTAGTCTAAAGTTATTTGATATTTCCGGCATGTGTTAATGTTTAATTTGCTTTGATTTGTTTCGCATTACTTGAGCAAGCTCCTCAGATTTAAGGTTAGATAACCTTATTTTTGCATTTCTAGTTGCTGCAAACTTTTCTCTTTTAAACCTTGCAACAATGTATTCTGGTACATTCATTTTAGTAGCTAAAACTGCATGAGCTAAATACTTATACATTGCTTCTTCAGCAAATTTATGTACAACCATTTCTGCATCTGTACCTAATCCATCACTTATATACTTAAGTGTAATTATTTTTCCAAACATGTTAGAACTAAAATATATAGTACCTTTTAATTGATCTATAAAATAAGATCCATTACTCTGACCTCTTTCGGGTTCTAGACCATACCTACCACCCATACCATTTATGTCAACTTCATCTAGTTTTTCTTGTTGACTATATTCAGCTAAGTCTTGATTTGGTTGTTTAAAATCGTTCCAAGTGTTAGAGTTATATGATTTTTGTAAATTACCGTTAGAATCAAATAAATATTTATAATTTGAATCTTGTAATAAAGAAGTAGGATTACTAGTAAATCTTATAGGATAAATAACTCTTTCAGTACCAGAGTCATCTTTATAAGAAAGTTTAACATAATTTACAAAATCTTGAGGTAATATCATTGTTAATGCTGGTGGTACTTCTATTTCTTGAGATTTTGTAGATTTAAAAGTATCATAACTAAACTCTTGTATTGCTCGTTGAGCATGAAACGCTACATCTGCTTTTCTAACTCTATTTATTATTTTACCTTCACCAACATAAGAAACCATAAAATTATTTATAACATCTTCAATATCAACATATTGGTAACCACCGTACTGCTCTGTTTCAGCTACTTCTCTTACTAATACTATTAATCCAGTTTTTGGTGCGCCATTACTACCTGTCTGAACGTCTGTGTTCATACTTGTAGAGGTAAAAGTTATAGTATCGTTAGAATTGTTATAACTATAATTATTTGGATTTATTAAAATATCATTTATATATACTTCAAACTGTTCTTTAGCTGTTGGTACTGTTGGAAAAGAACTTTGTAATAACACAAATTGGTGTGCAGTGCCATTACCAGTAAATGACTGAGATTGACTATAATAAGATTCTGCTGTAGTTGTTCCTAATAATCCCATTTATTATGCTTTTTCTTGTTGTAAATCTTTTATTTCTTCTTGCGATGATATTTGATACAAACCTGGATCTTTTATAATGATACCTATTAGTTGTAATATTTTTATTACTAAGTTAGCTTCTTCAGATGGGTGAAGCTCAAAGTTTGTAGATGTGCTTGAGTCGTATGCTCCAGTAGCTGTATTATATCCTAAAACTACTGTTGTTGGTTTTTTAACGTAATCATGAGATAATAATCCCATAGTTAAAGTAGTTGGAAAAACCTCTATTTGTGTAGCTGACTTTCTTACATAAACAGGTCTTTTTAGCGTGGGTGTTGCTAAAGGTGATAATTGTATATTTGTAAGTTCTTCTTTACTAATAGGTTGTACTACGTAATCAATACCACTAGCAGTATAATAAACATCACCTAACATATAAGTAGATGTTGCAAGTGTCATAGTATTACCGCTTGTAGCTGATGGTGATGATTTAAAATAATGAAAAGGAGATATCTTCTCCTTTATAAGATCTATAGCATTTGAATATTCTTCATATGTTTCTAGTTTTCTATCAGCTTGATTCAAATCATAAAAGTATTGTTCAAAAACATCATTTTGAACTTGATTAGCTAATGAATTAAACTCAACAGGTGTAATATAACCTCTTTGTTCTTTATTAGCTATTACTTGTACTTTTTGATATACATCGTTAACATCTACTGCCATAATTTTTTATTTTGTAGTGGTTAAGCCACCAAGTTGATGGCTTAACACCTACATGGAACTTAATCCTTTAATCGTTTTTCAATATTAGAGTATATTTCCATACCCTCATCTGTTTTAAAGAAAGCTGCTAATGCAGAATATGGATGTTCGTCAAAAGGAACAGTCATAACTTTTCTTCCATTACTAGCCCAAGTAAAATTTCTTTGATCATCAGACAACTTAATTATATTAGATTCAGTAGCTTTTATACCAAAATTTCTAAGTTGTACATTATCATCAGAAACTAATTCTAAGAACAAACTTGGATTATCCTTAGCAAATAGTAGTAAATCTCGTTTAAGCTCCTTAGAACTCATGTTAGATACCTCAGAACCTAATTCTACACGCATGACTGCTTCAGCTATTTCTATATCTAAAGTTTTTGCAGCAGTCAAAGCTTCTACTTCTAATTCTAAATCTTGTAATTCATCAACAGCTATTCTAACTGTATCAAACTCTTCATAAACCGTACCATTGTCAGGAGATAATTCCATAAACCTTTGTAAGGTTTGTTTTTCTTTTGGAACTTTTAAAACTCCATCATCAAAAGTTATGTGTTCTAATCTTGCATCACCTTTAAACTCATCAACAAATGGTGTTCTTTGATTTTGAGTATATTTTAATTCTCTTTCAAAACCTTTTTGTTCATCAAAATAATAAACACCTCTACTTTTAATAGTATATGTTAATGGTGATAGACTGTTTTTTAATATAAAAACTCTATCTTTTAAAACTTTATCTTGAGTTTCTTTTTTTTCTGTTTTTTTCATAATATAATATAATATAATAAGTGTAAAAATTACCCCTATCCAATGGATAAGGGTAATCATTAAATAATTGTTATTAGTTTAATAAACAGAAGTTATTAGCTCCTTGTACTACTAAACATCTTTCAGATAGGTAATGCACCTCCATAGCATCAAGATCCGAAGTTACGTTTCCGCCAACAGAACCTGTTATGAAAGTTTTCATTTTTCTATCATCAGTTTGAGAAGCCCTGTATCGAACATGTAAGAAAGGTCTCTTCATGCTGCTACCAAGCTGCTCATCATATACGCTAGAAACACCAGCTGGTATAATAACGCCACGAATACTAGTGTCGCCATGAATACCTCGTGTTCCAACATCGTTTAAGTATTTCCAGTCAGACTTATAAAAATCATAAGATCCTCTACGGAAACCCGAAAAACCAAGATTTAATGCCATATCCTCGCTGTTGCTAAATACTCCGTAAGAAGTACCACCAGAACCATAAGAGTTCTGAGCTGCAAGCATATCATCAATTCCTAAAGAAACACTTCTATTAGCATAAATCATGTTCTCTTCAATAGCTCCTTGTGCATCAAACTTTTTTAGAATATTATCAAAAGATCCTAAATCATCAGAAGCAGAGGTTCCAACAATACCTGCAGAAAAATGACCTCTGTCAGTTATTGCTGCAAACATACCTTCAGTACCATCTGGAACTGATGCATTAGCTGAACCTACTTTCTTTTCACCTTCAACTACTGCCATTTCTAAATAATCAGTAAACCTAGATCGAGTATCACCTTCAGCTTTTAAATACCATAGATAACCTGATTGTCCAGATTCTCCAGTTACTTCAACCCAACCAATTTGAGAAGCATCAGATCCTGAAATCTCATACTTGTCTTTAATAATGATTGGCTTGTTTGTAAAAGACTTAAAGCTAGGCGCAATTACATCACTACGTCCACTTGTTCCTTTAGCAAACTCAGAACCGTAAACAAATACAGTTACTGCATCACTGTCTGCAAATAAAGAACCAGTAGCTAAAGTTGCTTGAGTATAAGGTAATGCAGTGATAGTAGTTGTACTTCCGACTGCTGATACATAACACTTTAATAAAGAGTAGCTACTACCTGTTTCATGTACTATAATAGTATCACCAACCCTTAACTCATGAGCTGTACCAAATGTAATTAATCCACTAGAAGCTGTAGTTACTGTAGCTGCAAGGTTGATGTGTAATCTGCCCTGCTCAGACCAAATAACTTGATCAGAAGTCATTGGTTCTTCAGCTCCAACTTGATTTAAAAAACCTGAAATAGTTCTTTTACCGAATACTGCAGCTTCTTGCTCCATTAGATCAGGCAAATATTGCTGTGCCCAACCTGCTGTACCAGAAGCTGTAAAATCGATATACGCTGAACTAAGCGTTTGTTTTACTGGCGCGGGAGTTGAATTTAAATTACTACCGTCGCTTACTGCTGCTGCTGCCATTTTATTATTGTTTTAATGTTAAACTACTTTTTAATTTTAAATTTAAAATCAGTAGAGTTTTCACCAGTTAGCGCTCTCACTTTTATTCCGCCTGCATTGACAAAACCTTCATGACCTTGTCGCGGGTTCATGTCTATATTTTTAGCTCGTGCAACACTTTCTTTTATTGCATCTGCTTTGCCTTGCTCATAAAAATGATTAGCTATAGTGTCTGAGTTCATAGCTGTAAATAAAGACTTATGATAACCCTTAGCATCTACCATCTCATTATTTTCATTTAGAAACTTTCTAACAAAATTATTGATGTCGCTTTGAGTTTGTTTTACTTTATCAGCTTCCTTAACATTAAATCTATATCTTTTATCTCCCACTTTGTATTCAAAACCTTTGAACTCATTGGAAAAAACCTCATTAGTTTTTTTGTTAAATGTTAATTTTTGCTTTTCTGCTATTTTACTCTTCTCATCTGACTCTTTATTGTAACGATTGAAAAAATCTACAGCTTTCTGTTGTTCACTAGTTAACTTAGAACCTGCTTTGATTTCTTCATAGTACTTAGATTTTAATCCATCTAAGTGGGACTTAGCGCTAGCAACTTGCTCTTTAAGCGCTAATTTTTTTCTCTTAATATCTTTTTCATCATCAACATCTTCTTCATATGAAAATGAATCTTCCATTAAGAAGTCTATTTCATCACTTGATAAGTGAGGTTTTGTAGACATATAAAATTCTCTTAATAACTGTCTATCATCTAAAGAAGTGTAATCTTGATTTAATCTTACATATTCTTCTAATGATCCTCCAGTATCATTCATAAAGTCAACTACCTTTTGTATATTTTCAGGTAGTTCAACTCCTTTTTCTTTTTGTTCTTCAACAGCTTCCTTAACTTCTTCTATTAATTCTTCTGTTTTTTTCTCAACAACCTCTTCTTCAGTTATCTCCTCAAGAACGCTGATTTCCTCATCCTTGGAAACTTGTTCTTTTTCTTCTTGTTTGACTTTGCTTTCGGAGTCTTGTTCTCCCACTGTCTCGCTAGTTGTGGATTCGTTGCCCACAGGTAATTCCTCTGTTTCTGACTTTTGAACGGCATCGTCTGTTTCTTGTTTTTCTTCTTCTTTAGTAATCACCTCTTCTTCAGATTTATTAACTTCTCGAAGATCTACTTTAACAACTTCATCAGTATTTTTACTGAATTTAGGTTTTTTTATTCTAATCTTATCATCACCTTGTGTTGACTCGACTTTTTTATCAATTGTATTTTCAACAACTTCTTCTTGCTTTTTTTTAGCCATAATATAATATAATATAAAAAATTAAAAATAATTACTTAGGATCAAATGAACCTAAGTTAAAGTTACCACTAAGTATATCATTACCTGATGATTCAAAGTTCTTAGGTGGTTTCTCATTTTTTCTTTGATCAATCAAATCAGATTGTTGACTTGCTTGAATTTTAGTTCTTTGATCTTTACGATCTTCTTTGTATTTTTCTTTTTGATTAATACTTTGTAAGTCCATTTGTTTTAATCTCATATTTAAATCAAACTCAAACTGCATTAACTGTTTTTTAAGTTCAACTTCTTGAGTCATTTTTTGATTATCCATTTGAGACTTAACTTGTTCTATTTGTATTTCGGTTTGCGCTAAAGCTTGTTGTTTTTGAACTTCAGCTTGTGCCGCAACTTGCTGAGCTTGAGCGTTAGCTTGTGCTTGTGCTTGTATGTTTTGCTCTTGTAATGCCTGATCTTTCTCTTGTTTCTTTTTTCTTCTAAGTTTTAATAATTGATTAGCTAACTTTACATTTTTTATCTCTCTAAGATCAATAGCATCTTCTAAATCTATACCTTTTTGAGCAACAGCGGCTTGTATATTATTTTCAAGCATTTGTTTTTCTTCCTCATCAGGAGCTAACTCTATAAATATACCAAAGTCATATAAATGTAAATTAGTTAATTCGTTAAGGGTTGCTACATTGTGAACACCTATACTCTGTATAAATGCGTCTCTTGTTGGTGCATATTCTATAATATCAGATATTCTAAGTGATATACACTCTGCTTGCTCAGCTGTTAAAAACAAACCTGATTGTAATATATGTCTTGTTGCAGTATTAGAATTAGCAGCTGCAATTTTTTGTATACCTACTAAAGCATTTTTGTCAGGTGTACTTGCATCTCTAGATTCATTTAAGCCAGTTACATCTCTTATCATTTGAAGATAATAATTATAATTAGCTATTAAACTTTGCATCTTAGCGCCGCCGCTACCACTAGCTATTTCTTGTATAGGTACTTTACCTGGGTTCATGTCACCATCAGAAGTCATTGATCTACCTATAATACTACCAGTTTGAAAGAACATGTTAAGAGCTTCTTGTGGATTATAATTTGTACCGTTACCTAAATCAACTTCAGCCACTCCATCAGCATCTAAGTAAACACCATCAGGTATCATCCTAGACATTACTTGTTGAAGTTTTAAATGAGTTAACTGTATCATATCAGCAAAACCTGTTATTCTACTTACTAAAGACTCTATACGTCCTTTATACATTCTAGGAGCTACAATACTATAATTCATTTTAACCTTAGTATAATCGCTTTTTGGCCTCATCATATTTTTAGCCAAGCTCCATTTTAATAGTTTTTTTGTACCAGTTATTAATGCTCCTTCATATAAAACCTCTATAGAATTAGAAACTTTTTCAAACTTATCATCTAACACTTCTGTTGGAGGATTAAATGAATCATCTTTAATTAATATTTTACTAGCTCCAGTTGCTGTTTGTTTTATTTTATAAACTTCATTCATGTAAGTTTTATAATTAAAATACAAAACCTCAACTTGATTGTTATCAACATCATCATAATTTGCTTTGCTATAGCCGTTAGTGTTTGGATGAGGTTGTTTTATAATATCTTTAAGATCTTCATTAGTTAACTCTGGAAACTCTTTTTTTAATTCATTTACTGGTATAACCTTAACTTCACCAACATAATAAATATCATCAAAATATGGAGATTCAGTGTAAGAATATACTAAATTTGTTGGATCAACATATTGAACTTTAACACCTTCTGATTTAGAAAAACTATTCTTAACAGCACCTATTCCTAATACAGTTAAATCATAGTTAACTCTTTTTCTAGTTAGCTCATATTTGTTACCATCAAATATAGTATTTATAGCTTGCTCTTCTGCTACTTCAACAGCTTGCTTATAACTAAGCTGCATGTGTAGTTCTAATTCTTCTTGTGAATCAGGTAGTTGTTCTTCAGGTGTGTTAGATATATCAACACCAAAAGCTTGTTTAGTATATTCATTTAATTCTCTTGTTCTCATATCAGCAATAATACTTTCCATATATTCAGTTCTTTTACTAACTCCATATGGATCTTGAGAATAAGCTTTTACATCATAAGTTCTTTCAGATATACCATTAACAACTATATCAACAAATTTTGGTATAATAGGTACTGGTTTCCAGTCTAAATTAAGATAAGATAAATCACCATTTATAGATAATTCATCTTTATATTTTTGTATTGACTGCTCTCCTCTAGCATATAACCTAAGTCTATGAAAAGTAAGTTCATTACTTTTATATCTGTTAGCTCCAGCATCTTTATCAAACCATTCACTTTCAATGGCTTTAGCCACCTTTAAACCGTATTCAGGTGTTATTTTTTCTAAGTCACTTACGACTTGGCTAGGAAAATAGTTTTTAGTAATTGATTCAGCCATATTTCTATTTTATTATTTTTGAAAAGCTTCCTTTATTCTCATATCTTGAGAAACTAATGTTTATGTTTTGTTTTTGTTTTTTTACATTTGATGCATATAAATTTCTATTACAAGCCATAACAGCTAAACCTGAACTTATAGCTGCATCAAACTTTGTTCTGTTATTTATATCAAACTTAGACCAATCATTTAATGTTCTATTAAAATACATATCACCATAATTACCATTTGGTTTTAAACCAACGTGTTCTTGTATATACATTTCAATAGCTGCAGCATGCGCCTGTCTAATATCTTCACTAGAGTTAGGTATGCCACCAATTTCTTTTTCTGTAGTAGATAGTTTATTCCAACTTCTATCAGGTCTATTCATAGAATAACCTCTATAACCTCTACGTCTTAAATAGTATAAAAGTCTAGGTTTATTATTCTCAGCTAGTATTGGCATGCCATAAAATATTAATGACATTAAAACATCTTCAAAGAACATCTCAGCAGTCTGAGGTCTAGCAATGTATTCTAAGAAAAAGTGATTAGGAGGAGCATCTTCCATAGAAAATTTGGTGAGTCCATGAAGTGCTCCCTTGGAACCTAGCCCGTCGACTGTCCCCGAAATATCATAACTATCACAACCAAATGCACCCATATGTTCGTTACCTGGTGTTTTATAACCATTACGTTCAATAACGTTGTTTTGCAAATGAGCAGGTGGTATCCAACTTATTTTAAACCTACCTTTTGGATCTGGATAAAATATAACTTGTGAATCTTTAATACCATTAACCCATTGAAAGCTACCAGTGTTAACGGATAAAGATCCTGATATATCTTCGTTATAATCTATTTGTTCGTATATTCTAGTTAAGTTAAATATACTATTCTTAGTTTCATCTCTAAATGCATGTTCCTCTGTTCTAGGAAACTGCCTGTAAAATTCATTTAAAGCGTCAGGATTATTTTTTAATCCATCAACTTCATTTTGCCAATGATCTAATATACCTGTATCTATATATTCCCCATAAGGTCCTTTAACTTCTTTTTCAGGTGTATCAAATACTGGCTGACCGTACTCATCAATAAACCCCTCGTAATTCCATTCCATAGGAATAAAAAGGCTATAAAGCCCAGAACTAGTTTGTCCATTTTTATTTCGTTTATTGACATCTGAATCTCTGTATAGTTTTTTAAAATTCTCACCACCTTTGTCTAAAGCATTAGACGTAGATCCCATCATGCATTTACCTATAACTCTACTACCTAACCTTAACGTTGTTTTTGTGACTTGCCAGTTGTTGAGTATGTTGTTTGGCTTTTCCCACTTCCCTGATTCATCATGTACGAGGAGTTTAAGTTTTTCCCCATCGTAGGAGTTGTCGCCGGTATTCTTCCAGTCGATTGTGGTGTCCAACCCTTGTAAATCAGCTGGTCTTTCCGAACTCGTGATACTCCGTCTGGTAAGTTTTGATGCTGGTACTCTGAACGCAAGTTCTGTTTTAGGTCTATCCATACCGTCTTGGATTGGCTTGAAGAAGAAGGGGTAGTTGACGGATATTGGCACGACTTTGTCAGTGAACATCTTCTTAGCATCGGGTCCAGACTTGGACAAAATGCCGTACCTCGAATCACTGGATATTGTAGCAAGGTTAACCGATTCTCCACTTGCCATGAAAGAAAACCCTGATCTTCTGTTCTTAAGATAACACATCCCATAGGATCTTGCATCTGATTTACAAGCCTCCCAAAAGATGTAGAATAATCTATTGGCTTCACGATAATCTGGTTTCCCGACGTCAATTTTACTCCATTGCAAGTACATGTAATGAGCACCAGTAATATAAGTAGGGCTGCTGTTGTTATAGTACCATAAACCTTCTTCTCTAATTTTGAACTCATTTTCTATATATTCTATATATTTTTCCTTAAATTCATTTGGATATTCTTTCCACTCAAATATTGTTTTTATTTTATCAAGTTGCTTAGGACACTCTGTATGCTCCCATTTATTACTTTTAAATTTTACTATATTTTCTATTTTTGGTAAGGCTATTTTTAAGCCTTGTATGTTATACACATCACCAATTTTTCCTGTCTTGCTTATAACAACAACATCATGTTCTTTATTATAACCGTACTCCCACTTCTTAGACTTGTTAAGTCTAGATATAGTATTTTTCTTTATTGGTTCTATAACCTCATATAAAGTTTGTTCGTACATTATTTAGATCTTCTTTCAGCAAAACCACCAAATGAAACATCTTTAGTTGTATCAACTGGTATTTTGTTTTCTAATATATTCTCTTCTTCTTGTATTCTATTAAGTATTTCAAAAGCATCAAATATAGCTAATTTTTTAGTTGCTGCAGCATTTTTTAATCTGTCTGCTGATATATCATCATCTGAATCAACTATAGCTTCTTTAGCTACTTTAATTAGTTCTTCAACTGCTACTTGTCCAGCTTGGATTATACTCTTCTTCGTTTCCTTTATATTCATATTTCAAAGAAATATCTGTAGTTAAAATTCTATATAATTTTTCTCCATTTATAACAAATTCATATTCGCTATCAGGCGTAAAACCTACTAAATCACCTTCTGAAATATTATACTCTTTTAATAAAGGATCCATATACTTCATTATACCTACTAAAACTTCTTCTTTTTTAGTAGTAAAATTATCATTAGATTTAATTGGCTTAACAAAGCAATAACCATTAAGTGTTTTCCAACCTTGGTTATTTCTATTGTAAGAATATATTTGATCTTCTTTTACACAATAAGTGTTTTCATCTATATAACTTCTACTGTTTTTCTCTTTACCTTGCATGTTATGCCATCTTCTAAACACGTTATGGTGAATTATAACTTCATCACCTACTTGTAATTCAGTTTGTATGGCTAGTGGTAAATGTTTTATAACAGCTTCTCTACTAACATATTGATGATTAAAAATCTCAGTATTTAATACAAGTTCTTTATCACCAACCTTTTTAGTGTTATTATATCTAGTATTTTTTGGTTCAATTATAAAATCATAAATACTCTTCATTAATACTGTAGATTATACTCAACAGATACAGCCATATTCTTGTTAAAGTCTTTCCATATTAAAACATCTTTTTCTTTTTTAATATAGATACTGTACTTATCGTCTTCTTCTATAATATTACAAATAGTATGCCCTCCGTAGACCTCTTGGCCTACAGAGTAATGCATAGCTTCATTTTTATAATCTTTACCAATACTAATTTTACGTATTAGCTTGCTGCTCATCTTCCTTGATTGGTTCATAGGTTCCATCAACAATGTTAATGCTAACTTTACCATATTCTTTCTCTAGCTTGTCTTGTATCTCTTTTAATACTGTTTGACTAGTAGCTAGCTCATGAAGCATATTATGCTTTTGAGTTTCTAATTGTCCAATTTGCAATTGAGCTTGATTAATTATATTAACCCTACCTTGCAGCTCTTTTAACTCTTCGTCTTTAATTTTTAATACTATATCTTCCATTTTAATTTATTTATATGATTAAATTTAATTTACTTATAATTAACTATTACACACCAATTGTTTTTGTTACTACTGTTGGTGTGATTTTCTCTGCTATCTGAGCGTCAAGATTAGCTTTTAAAGATTTAACTTGATCTTCACCTAATCCTGATTCAACCCAACCAATTATATCTGATTCTTTAAGATCAGCAAAAGCAGTAAAGGTACTTAAATCATCTGTATTAATAGATTCTACGCCATAAATAGTTCCTGTGTTTTTGTCTTCAGTATCATCTTCAGCGTTTAATCTCCAGTGAACATTGAATATTACGTCAGACTTACTGTCTTTAGTTGGATATGTATCTACTGTCTTGCAGTCCCATGTATACGTTATTGCCATTGTTTTATTTGTTTAAATTTACTATATATATATATTTATGCTACATAATAAGTTACAAATCCAGTTGTAAAATAATCAGTGCCTGCATAAGCACCATCATACTTGTTCATACCTATTTGATGCGTAGAAGTATAGTGTCCTACAACAATTATTTGACCAAGATCTAAAATTCTACCAGATCCTATAACAGCACCTGAATTTGCATTTACTGTAAAAGGTAAATTTGTAATTTTTAAAGTTCCGCTACCACCTGAAGAACTACTAAGTGTAAATTGAAAATGAACAATTACTTGCCTACCTATTTTAGTATATTGTCCTGCTGATGAAGATGTTCCTACAGAGCCTCCAGTAGTTGACAAACTAGGTGTCCAACTACCTTCTTCATAATGATCTAAATTATTAGCAGTAGCAGTACCACCTAAATAAATACCTTGACCTGAAGTATCAACAACAATACTTCCTGTTTTTACTCTTACGGTACCATCAGATTCTATGCGCATACGTTCGGATGGCTGAGTATTATATGCTGTATCATTTTTTGCACCAAAAACTAAATCACCTTTTCCCGATGCTGAATTACTAGTTGAAACATAACCAATGTAGGCAGATGCATGAGTATTACTTGTTGGATAACCAAAAGTAATTTGTGAATATCTACCAACGTGGGTAGTATCAACTAAGTGAACACTTGAATCAGCTAATCTTCCCGCTGCCGCACTTCCTGTAGATGAAGATGGGTTTGACACGGAAACAGTGCCACCAGATGAGATGGATAAATTAATATTACCAGCAGCACCTAACTCTAAAGTGTCTGATGAATGTTGATACCTAACTTGACCTCTTATATTAGATCCAGCATCACCAAAAGATATTCCACCTTGACCAGTGCCAAAAATAGTTATACCAGTATTAACTGTTTGAGTTGATCCAAATATAGCATCTCTATATACTGAACTTGCAGTACCTTGAGGAGAATTATCATATACAAAATTTGAAGTACCACCAACAACTGTAAGTTTACTGCTAGGTGAAGTAGTTCCAATTCCCACGTTAGCGCCGTCTATTGTTAATCTAGCTAAATTGCCTGTACCAAAAAAAAGATGATCTGCAGATGCTGTTATGTATTCATCTGATGTTGAATTAAATGCTATAACACCAGCTTGTGGTAATATTATGTTACCTGCAAAAGTAGTATTATTAGCAAAAGTCCAAGTCTCATCATCTAAAACATTTTTTAATGCTGTAATAGAAGTAACACCAGTTCCACCACTACCAACTGCTAAAGTTGCAGATAAACCTGCCGCTGTACCAGATGTGTTTTGATTCCACGTTGGCACAGTTCCAGTTAGTTTAGAATAATCTAAACCTCCAATAAGATCGCTTGTTACTAATGTTAATGCCATTTAATGTTTATTAAGGTGTTGTTTGTGATTCTGTAAATGTTTTATATGCAGCTTTTACATCATCTGTCCATGCAGCGGTTGCTAATGCTTGTACATTAGCTGCTTCACCTGAAATATCAGTAGGTGTATGCGTCCAACTATTATCCTCTGCTTTAAGTGAGACAAAGGGAACCAACACATGTCTATGAAAAGATCTTGTTAATTCAACATCATCTTCTTTAATAATTGTAGCTGTTCTTACTTGAACATTCCAATCATTAACTATTTCTATTTTATCTGGTTTTGTTTCTTTTGTTATTGCCATAATTTACTTATTTATTTGTCCGCACCTAGAACCCACTAGATGTATTTTTTTATGATGTTTGATATGTAAATGAAAATATTATAGTGTTAACACCATTTCCTGTATTCATATCACTTGCTCGTAATTCTTGAGTTTGATCATCAGATATATCTCTATATGTTAAGTAATTTCTTGTAGCAGTTGCATAATAAATTCCACTTGGATACTCACCGCTAAAACCAACAGTATAAGCTATAAAACCTACCGGCGTAGTAACTGGTGATGCAGAAAAAGGCTGACCATCTAATTGTACATAAGTACCATTCCAAGTAGTAGCATTTGTTTGTAAAGTACCCCAACAAGTTACTTGATTACCTATTTTTGTATAATAACCATTTTGAATGTTATATGCTACTGTAGAGGCAACGCCACTTGTTGTATAACTTGGTGTCCAAGTACCTTCTTCATAATCATCTAGAATAGCACTTGAAGAGCCACTCCCACTTGTTGAATTAGCACTAAAATCAATACCTTTACCTGATGTACTTATTATTAAGTTACCTGTACTTACTGTTACATTACCATTATTCCCTTCAACAGTAACTAAATCAGTTCCACCACCAGCACCATAAGTGTCTATAGTAAATTTAGCACCACTTACAGCACTTAAACCAACCTCTACAGAACCCGGACTTGAAGCATGTGCATGACCATACAATCTTAATCCTGACCCATAAGCTGCTGAACCAGCACCACCTGCTTGTAGTAGTAAAGAACCTTGATATGTGGAAGCTCCAGAGTTTATAGTAGAATCAATATATACTATAGCATTATTTGTATCGTTAAAACTTCTTGGTATTGCAATATTACCACTTTGATTTAAAGTCATTACCGTATTAGCTGGTGCTCCTGAAGTTATGGCACCAAAACCTAAATTTATAGTAGCATTTGTTCCTCCACTATTATTTAAACTAGATAAGTTTAACTTACCTGATCCAAGAGCAGAATAACTTAATGCAGCACCTAGTACTGCACTACCACCACCAACTTGTAGCGTACCTTCTACATAATTATTACCACTATCACCAGTTTGCTTTATTTGAACATTATTAAATGGCGAGGTAGTTCCAATACCTACGTTTCCACTCACATTACATACTAATTGAGACGTACCATTTACACCCATTCCCAAATATGACCCTGAACTAGAGCCTGCATTCGGAATTACAAAATCTATAAGAGCATCAGCTATAGCACCCGAATAATCTTCAAATTGTAATCTAGTTGTTCTAGCAGTAGTGTTTGTTCCTCTAATTCTTAAAGCTGCATTTGCTGAACTTCCAGTGTCACCAAAAACATGAAGAAGTGCGTTTGGTGAAGTAGTTCCAATACCTACATGACCACCAACAATATTAAAAACAAGAAGATCATCAGTTTCATTATATATGTTAAATGCACCTCTTGCAGAAAGTGATGTTCCAACTCTCCAATTTTTAGCACTACTGTTTGTATCACTAAATTTAACATATGCATTACCACCTGAAGGAGCACTAATATCTAGTTTTTTACCTACAATATATAAATCACCATTAAAAGCTGAATCACCAGTACCATTAACAGTTACAGTACCACTAAAAGTTGTATTACTACTAAAGGTCTTTGCACCAGTGAAAGTTTGTGTAGTAGATAAATGTGCTGTATCAGCATCTAAATAAGCAGAAGCTATAGCTGTACCATTCCAAACACCACTTGATACAGTACCTAACTCAGTGATATCCAAAGCGTTAATTCTTGCTAAAGTCTCATCACCAGTATTTGTTCCACTCTGACCAACTAAATAAGTTTGGTTAATAGCAGTTCCTTGCCACACACCAGTACTTATTGTACCTAATGTAGTTACTCCACTTGAATCTAATATACGTGATGTTATTTTAGTTAATGCCATTATTCTTATAGTGTTTTAATTCTTGCTACTGTGTGGCAGTTTTAGTTGTACCATTCTGCCATATTGAAATTGGTTCTATTTGTTTCATATTATTTTTATTTTAAGGTTCATTTGTTTTTAATGGTTCAACTATTAATTTTCCATTTGAATCAGTAGTTGATGAATTTATAATTGCATTATCTTTTCTTTCAGCTATAATCATCCAAGATACATTAGCATTTGATGATGAATTTTGACAAGAGATTGTTAATATATTACCATTAACACTACCTTTAACTGCGTCCCAATCACTTTCGTTAGTTGTAAAGCATTGAATATTATCGTTTAAAACAACAAATGTACCTTCTGTCATATGCGAAACTGTATCTAAATTTATCATTGCAGTTCCATTTACTAGATCAACTTTGCCTCTATATAAGTTATTAATTTCGGGTGATTCAACGCAAGAATGTACTAATGAATGAGTGTCTTTTTTACTTTCAAGTGGATGATCAATTTTAAAACTTTTTGTACCTCCAACCCCTAAACCACCGTAAATATAACAATCTCTTGCATCGTTAAAATAAGCAATATTACTTGCTCCGTTTGCAGTTCTTAAAATCATCGCATAAGTACTCGAAGTAGTACCCATGGAGTTAATCATCATTCTTACGCCCGCATCAGTTGCCGATGCAAAACCAAAAGTACCCCCCGATGAGATGGTGAGTTGTTTTGTTAAAGTACCACTAGTATTATCAGTAAAAAAACTCATCTGACCACCATGTGAAGCAGCATTAGGTACTTCAAAATGAATAGCAGAACCATAACTAGTATCAGTATCAGAATAAGCAAACTCTATAGATCTATAGTCATTAGTTGACATAGAAGTACCAAGTCCAGATATATAGATACCGTCACCATTTGTTCCACTTGCAACATTTAACTTTCTATGAGGATTTGGTTCACCTATACCTAGATTACCAGTATAAGTGAGTTTAAGTTTATTTGCCCAACTTGAACCATCATAAAAGTCAAGATTATAACTTAAGTCTGTATTAGTACCAAACCTAGTCATCCACTCTCTATTACTTCCATTACCTAGTATAATACCATCACCTCCTACTGTATCACTTTGTGCAACTACTTCTAGTTTAGCTCCAGCAGCGGATATACCAATACCTAAATTACCCGTTGATGATATAGTTACATCAGGTGTCGAAGAGTCTGTATAAAAACTTATTCGATCTCTTGAAAACAAACCAATACCATTGCTAGCAGAACCATTCCCTTCAAGTGCTCTTATTGATCCAACATAACCAACATTTGTACTAGAACCTTGAGTAAATGCAATTGTACCACCATAAGTGCCTGTATTTTTTACATTCAAAGTATCAGAATTATTAATGGCAGTAACAGTTGTTTCACCACCTGATGCTATTGTAAGGGCATTTGTAGTTCCTCCGTTAACTTGTAATGTCATCGTAGAGTCAGCAATTATTCCTGATCCACTTATAGTGAAAGTTCCAACATCAATTGATCCTGCAAAAGTTGCATTACCACTTTTTGCTACATTAAACTTAGAAGCGTAGTTTGTTCCAGTTGCACTTGATGATGATTGTAAATCAAGTATGTATTCACTTCCATCGTTATCTGATGTTCTTACTAATAATCCTTGAGAATCATCTTTGTTATTTGTAATTGTTGATGCAAATCCTGATACAGAAGTTGTAATATCTACTTTGCTGTTATTGTCAAATACTACATTGTTAGTACCATCTGCAAGAAATCTTAATGCATAAGTATTATTAGCACCAATATAAAGTTCATCTCCTGACCCAGATTTAATTACTGATGCATTAGTACCACCATCACTTAACAATAAACTTGAATCACCATCAAGATTAAATGTAGCATTACCTGTAAATGTAGGACTAGCTAATGGAGCTTTAGTAGCTATAGAGTTTGTTACTGTTGTACTAAAATTTACATCGTCACCTAAAGCAGCCGCTAATTCATTTAATGTATTTAGTGTGCCAGGTGCTGAGTCTACAATATTAGCAATACCTGTAGTTACAAAAGCAGTTGTTGCTAGTTGCGTAGTATTAGTTCCTGCTGATGCAGTAGGTGCAGCTGGTGTTCCTGTAAAGGTTGGTCCAGCAAGATTTGCTTTTAAAGCTAAAGCGTCAAATACAGCATTTTGTGATGGTGCTATAGCGGTAGTTCCATTATTAATGGCATCTGCTACTTTAGCGTCAGTATAAGCTGTTGTTGATATTTTAGTTGAGTTATTACCTGCTGACTGAGTAGTAGCAGTTGTTGCGGTATTTATAGTACCGTTTAAATCTCCAAGAAATGTTGTTGCTGTGAATGTACCATCTGTAGATGTAATGGTCTTGAAGGATATTACTTCAATAGTAGAACTGTTTGGTGGTGCGTTACCTGAACCAAAAGTTAGTGTTACAAGATCTGCAGCTATTGAGTATGTAGATTTATTTTGGTATACACCATTTATATATACTTGAGTAACTTTTTCATCTACTACAGCTTCATTTAAAACAAAAGTAAGATCTGAACCATCACCAGTGAATGTATCTAGCTTTACTGCAGTTGCAGCATTGTTAGCTGTTGCTGTAGAGAAAGTTATAACCTCAACCGCTGAACTTGTTGCTAGACCAGTATCAAAAGTTAAGGTGGTTCCACTTACCGCATAACCACCTTTTGATTGGTAAGCACCATCTATATACACTTGAGTCTTATCTTCTGAATCTACTGTGTTTGCTAGTGTAAAAGCAGTTTGACCATTAGTAGCAGTAAAAGCATCTTTATATATTACAGTAGTACCAACGGTTGGATTAACCCAATTAGTGTTAGATCCAGTTGAAGATAATACTTGGCCATTAGAACCTAAGTCTCCACTAGAGTCTTTTAAACCAGCTGTAGCATGTACATCACTTAAAAATCTTTGACCCATATTATTTTATTTATCCGCACTTAGTTATAAGTACTCTAATATCATTGCTAGATGGAGCAGATGTAAATCCTACAGTAACTGTATTTGTATCTGTTCTAACTACATCAGCATATACAGTATCATAACTGCTGTTATCATACAATTGAACTGTAACATCTCTACTACCTAAGTTATGGGTAACAGCTATTGAAGTTGCTGATCCATCACCTATACTAGCTTTATAACTTAAAGGTATTTTATATGTTGTTTTAGCTGGTGAACCTGCATGATTAAAAGCTTCAAACTCCCAATCATCATCAGTCTCGTTCCATTGAAATACAACATTAGCATCATTACCTCTTTCAATTTCTAAACCAGCTGCTTGACTAGCAGAACCTGTTGCATTACTATTTAAAGTAATAATGTTATCAGCTAAATTAATAGTTTCAGTATTAACAGTAGTGGTAGTTCCAGTAACAGTTAAATTACCATCTATAACTACCGTACCTGCACCTGCAGATCCACCACTATCAGGATTTATGTTTAATGTAGATGCTGTAGAGTTTATATCACCACCATTAACATTAATATCACCTGCTAAAGTTATTGTGCTGTCTAAATTTACTGTATAAGCGTTTGAAGCAACTACAGTATTAATATTAGTTCCACCTGTAAGAGTTAATGTAGAACCTGTATTGAAGGTTTGACTACTACCTGAATCAGCTGCTATAGTAAAGCTTGTAGATAAAGCCGCTGTTGACGCTGATGTTACTCTGCCTTGTGCATCTATTGCTAATACTGGTATAGCTGTAGCAGAACCATAACTAGCAGCACTAACTCCACTGTTTGCTAAATTTAAAGTTACTGCACCAGATGTTCCACCACCTGATAAGCCTGTTCCAGCTGTTACTGCTGATATGTCACCACCAAGTGGTATAAAAGCCGTACCATTATAAACATACAATTGCTTATTACCACCAGTTGTATTGAAATAAACTTCACCCTCAACTGGATTTGATGGAGCACTTGTTACTGGATTAAGAGCTACATTTTGTAATGAGTTCTTATTTAAGTCTATATTGGTTAAAAATTCTAATGCCATTTTTTTTTAGTTTACGTATACTTTAGCTGCAAAAGCATTTTGAAATGTTACTGTTAATGCATTTACACTTGTGTGTTGTACTTCACCTACAACTTGTTTGCCGTTACTATCAACAACAGTTACAGATGGAAATTTACCTAAATTATGTGTGATTGTTTGTGCTGAACCTGCAGAAAAGTTTAATTGATTAGAAACAAAGTTTTTATCTCCAGCTGTAAAAATACTTATAGAATAAGAATTTAAGTTGTTAAGATTACCGTTTACTAAAGAACCTACCAGAGTTAGTGATAAATCATAAAAATTAGTTTCATCAGAATCTTGAGCTATAGCTGTAACTTGATAAACACCAAACTGATCTTGATCTTCAGTGTCAGATAATATTATGTTAGTATTTAATAAAGTATTAATTAAACTTACTGCAGAGTTATTAGACCCATTAGGAAACTTACTTATCTTTATTGTTGTTATACCTGACAAAGCTACAACAGACGCACCACCTGCATCAAATGTTATAGTGCCTGGTTGTCTTGTTCCAAAGCCATTATTATTTGAATCATGATATACAAAAGCTAATTGACCACCAACGCCTGCTGAGTTTGTAGACCTTAAATATGTACTAACATCAGACATCTTAAAGTTCTTAACAGTACCATCTGCATTAGAACCAAGAAACTTGTCAGTAGTTTGTACTGTAGTATCTAATTCGTAGGTTGATATTCTAGCCATTTAGTTTTATTTTGCGCTTGTACCGTAGTAGTATGCAAAGATGTTACTTATAACAACACCTTCAACCATACCCATAAGATGTACAAATAAATCATTTTCTAAAACAGATGGTACGTATACCACCGCATATATTATAAAAGCAAATGACAACAAACCAACTACACCAGTTAGCGTCATCATAAAGTCTTTTTTGCCAGTCTTAGCAACTTCTATCTCTCTGTTTCTAGCAGAGTCTCTATCAGCTACTTCTAGCTTATACATTTCAGCATGTTGCTTGTTTAATATTTTTTTATCTTCAGGAGATATCTTAGGATCAGTATCAATCATTTTACCAACCATACTAAGAACTCCAGCATCTGGTAATAGATCACCTGCAACGTCTAGTATCTTAGGTGCTAAGTTTTTTAATAAACCACCTAACTTAGTGTCTTTAAACTTTTTCTTTTCACTCATATTTTAAAATAAACCACCTGTAAATTTATTATTTTTTTTGTTTAATCTAGTTTGTTGTCTTTCCTCTCTATTTTTTTTAGATTTTTCAAAAACACCTGTTACTTTATCTTTTATGTCAGATATTTTTTGCTGTCTACCTTTTTGTCTTCCTTCTTTTTTTTGTTTTCTAAAATTTTTTCTTTCAGCTGTACTACTCACATACTTACCATCAACAAATTTTTCTCTACTTACCTTACCAGTTTCAGGATTTACTATTTTATTTATTGTAACTTCTTTACCGTAATTACCAAATAAACCTCCTCTTGTTTTTGAAAATCTATTTTTTTCACCTGCTTTAGCTGCACCCATTGATTCAGTAGTGGTTTTTTCAACTGCATCTTTATATCCTTGATCAATAGCCGCATCTTCTGTTGCATTAACTTTTCTTAATTGTTCTTCAGAGTTATCACCCAGATCATCAATAAAACTAAAAGCACCCGAATCAAAAGCGTTTCCAGTTAAATCAAAAGATCTACCCATATCTGCTGTTTGCTTGAAATTAGAGCTTCTTTTTTCTGGAGTTAATGTTGTTTCACTGTTAGAAATGTTATTGTCATTTGTTAATTGTTCTACCTTAATACCATTATCAGTATTACTTTTTTTACCTTGCTCATCCATAGTACCAAAATATTTTTTTGGATAAGCTTTTTTATCTATTTCTAAGTTAGCTCTATCAATTAATGGTCCACCAAAAGGAAATTGGTTTCCAAGAAAATTTTTAGTGTCGCTATAAAGATTTTGAAAAAAATTACTAGAATATTCTTCTCGAGTTGGTCTCATTGGAGTTACTTCTGCATTTTCTTCTTTTTCTTTTTTACCAGGTACGCTCATAATTTTATATTTATCGTTCTTTGTCTTTAATCATATCATCTATGGCCTTATTCATAACCTTATCTGTATATGATTTGTTTTTATGAAAAACACTTCTGTCTGAAAAAGGTAAGTCTTCTTCTGCTAAAAGTATTCTATATATTCTGCTTATTAACTGACTGCATTTAAATGAAGTTTTAAATATACTATACTTTATAGTAGTTCTATTTCTTTGTCTCCATACTTCAATCCAGCCTTGCCGCTTTAACCTCTCCCATCTATGCTTATCCCATGTATAAGTATAAGCGCCTTCCATAAATTCGTTACGAGTAAATCTACCTTTACAGTCTAGATATATAAGTAACTCTAAATCAGCGTCTTTTAAATTATAAGTCTTACAAGCCCATTTTCTAACAAGCCTGTAATACTTAAATAAATTCATTTCACGTAAATCTGATGAGCTTAGCCTCATTCTACTAATACTACATCTACGATTTTAATCACTTTGTAAAAGTTCTCATCGTGTGTTATGCTGTGACCTGCATGTTTATCATAATAAACTACATCACCTTCTTTAACACCTTCAACTTTATTTCCACAGCTAATTATCTTAGCTTTGGTATAGCGGTTATCAACATCTGTTTTCTCTGTAAATATAAGACCAGCAATTTTCTTTTGCTCTTCTTTTATATCATCTACAACTAGGTAATAATTAATTGCTTGCATTTAACCTTACATTTGAGATAATACAATCAGCAGATATAATTGTAGAAACTACACTAACCGCGTTTTTTAATGCTGTCTTGGTAACAAGTACAGGATCTATAATCCCACCTTTTACCATGTTTATTTGTTTTCCGTTTATAACATTAATACCATAACCTTCTTTTAAAGGTGTTACTGTATCTCCCATACCTGCATTATCAAGTATAGTGTTATAAGGAGCTTTAATAGCCTCCAAAATAATTCTTTCGCCGTCATTAATAGGTTTGATTTTTTGTGAAGCGTTGAGGAGTGCTATGCCTCCACCAGATACAATACCTTCTTTTAGTGCTGCTTTAACAGCATATATTGCATCTTCAACTCTATCTTTTTTTTCTTTCATTTCAACCTTAGAGTCGGCACCTACTTTTATTATTCCAACAGAGCCTGATAGCATCGCTAATCTCTGTTCTATTTTTCTTTTAATAAATGGATCTTTTTCTTTTTCTATTTTAGATTTAACGCTCTCTATTCTATCACTTAAATCAGGTACATCTTCTATTGTAAGAACAGTACTACTGTTATCTGTTACTGATTTAACCGCTTCACCTAAAACACTAGGATCAATAAAGTCCATATCATCACCTAGTTCTTCATTAATAACTTTAGCTCCGGTCAAGAAAGCTAAGTCTTCTATTGTTTCTTGTTTAGTAGGTCCAAATCCAGGTGGATCAATAATGTTTACATTGATATTTCCTTTGACCTTATTAGTTAATAAAGCTGCTTTAACTGATTGTTCTATGTCAGCTACTATTAACAAACTTCTACGACCCTTTATAACGTGTTCTAAGATGTTTTGTATCTTTCGGATGTTAGGTATCATTGAAGCTACTATAAGCACGAGAGGTTTATCTAAAACAGCTCTCTGCTTGTCTTTATCAGTTGATAAGTGAGGTGATGTTAATCCACACTCAAGCTGTACACCATCTACAGTTTCGACATATGTATTATTATCTTCTGATTCTTCCATTAGCACAATACCATTTTTACCTACTATTTTGTAAGCTTCAGCTATTGTACTACCAAGATTAGTATCGTTGTTACATGATATAGTTGCTACGCTATCTAGCATATCATTATCAACATCTATACTTTTTTTATTTAAATAGGTATTTATTTTTTTTAATCCTGATTCAATACCTAACTTAACTTGCCTTATATTATCTGTAGAGCAAGTTGATTCTTTTAGTAATGATTGAGCAAGGACGATGGCTGTTGTTGTGCCATCGCCTGCTTCTTTTACAGTGTTCCTAGAAGCCTCTTTAATAAGAGTTGCTCCTATGTTCTCCACTGGATCAAACAAGACAACCGATTCCGCTACGGTTACTCCGTCTTTTGTGATCACTGGTTTACCTCTAGCATCTTCGTAAATCACGCACTTACCAGATGCACCAAGGGTTGATTTAACTGCTTCAGCAAGTTTATTCACCCCGGCATATATTCTGTTTTTGCCTGAGTCGCCAAAGTTTAAATCTTTGACAATCTCGCTAGGCTGATTGTATTCCATTAAATTAAATTAAATTGATTATGTATATATTACTTCTTTTTCTTGCCAGCTTTTTTCATTTTTTTAGCTTTTGGCTTTTCTTTTTTCATTTTTCCGTATGGCATAATTTTATTGTTTTATTGAAACTTAGATGATTTTGACTTTTTATTTGTTTTCTTTTTCATTTTAGCTTTAGCTTTAGCTGCAGCCGCCTTACCTTTTTTGGTGTAAGGATATTTTTTTCCTCCTACGTTTGGCATAATTTTTATAATTTAAAATGTTTTAACTACTTTTGGACCTTCTAAAAAAGAAAGCTTTTTCTTATAATGCTCGATGCTACCATCAATTGCAGCTTCAGCGCTCTCCAGTGTTTCCCTTCTGGTTACATCATGCCAAAACTTATCGTTTTGCATGTCTTTGTACTCGGTTTGATAAAATCCATTAGGTAGTTGAACTATCCTCCAGTTTGTCTTATCTGAAATATACTCTAACTGATCTTTAACAGTTTCATCGGTTAATTGTGTTTGTTGGTTGTTGCTCCATGTATTAGAGCTATAGTGTATTGCGTATGTCATTGTTTTTACGGTTTTGGTTATTCCTGTAATATACAGGGTTTCTTAGAGTATAGTTACATACTCATTTAGTTTTTTAACCTTCAAGAGCGGTTACTCTTGCAGTTAAGTCTTCTATTAATGTTTTTTGTGATTCTATGATAGTCTGCTGCTCTTGTATTGCTTTAGTAAAAAAAGCAAAAGTCATATCTGTTTTTACACTTCTTTGATCTTCATATCCTGAAGTAACATTATTATCTTCATCATATTCTCTAGTATCTGTCTTTTCAACTAACGATGGAAATACTGTTTCTAACTCTTGAGCAACAAAGCCTATCATTTTACCATTATCATTGTCATCTTTAATTTCATAATTGACAACTCTAAGAGAAAGTATGTCTTGTAGCTTGCTAGTACAATCAGTTATATTTTCTTTTAATCTAGAATCTGATAATGTACCTAAACTACCAGTAGATGTTGATAAAGCACCTGAAGATGTTAGTCTCATCCTTTCAGTAAGACCTGATCTAAATCTTAAATTACCACCTGCATAATCTATATATTTATCTGCTGCTGTTGAATGAACTCTTATATAATCTTCATTTCCATCAGGAGATGACTTGCCAACAACTATATCACCAGTACCTGTACCATCAAATACAGATAATCTACCTTCATGTCTCCACGCATACATTTTAGTATGCAAAAAGTTATTGCTCCAACTAGAACTACTACTTACATTTCTATCAGCTATTAAAAAGTTATTTTCATTTTTTGATACTAAAAAACCACCTTGTGATATTTCTACTTTTTGCGGAGCATAAATAAAACTTACGCTAGACGTAACAGGATATTTTATGCTAGCAGTTACTGAAGCTTGTTGGTAATTAACTAACGTTGCACTATTTACAAATGGTCTTACTTCAATGTAAAATGGGTCTGATGTAACATTTACTGAAACAGTTCTAGTTACCGTTGATACAGAGGTATCACCTGAGGAACTACTAGTAACAGTAGATAATGCAGATGTTGCTAATATAGTAGTTACGTTATATGTTTGAGTACCACCTCTAACTCTAAAACCTACTTCAGCTGATGTTGATCCAGTTGGAGCAGCACTATTATTTATTATAACACCACTAATAGTAGCTGTAATTGTTATTGTTCTTCCATTTAAACCAGTTACTTGGGTATGACTTACGTTAAGATCAGTTGCTCCAGCTGTAAAAAAACCATTACCTGATAAACTATGTGCTTCACTATTAGCTGAACTTGCAGTCATAGCTGTTGAATTACCAGCAGATGAAGGATCTGAAACAGTACTAGATGATGTTATTTCTATTTGAGGACCAGATGCATTTGATAAAGTTATTGCATTATTGGTAGAGTCAATAGTAAAAAGCGTATCAGAAGATTGAAATGAACTAGTACCAATAGTCCAACCACCGATAGTACCTGATGCTCCAGTTATATCTCCAGAAAAAGTACCTGATGCTCCAGTTACATCTCCTTTAAAAAATGCATTACCACTTGTATCTATATAAAAGTTTTTAGAATGTATTGACCCACCACTATGAATAGTTATGCCACCTGTAGTATATTCACTAGTATCTTCTGTACCTGAAAATATTGATTGTGAGTTAATAGTCCAACCGCCTACTGTACCTTCAGTTTTATCTGCAGTGTTTGCTGCTGTAGCCGCATTACCTAAAACAGTAGCATCTGATGTATCATCAACATTACCTAAACCTACATTATCTTTAGTAGTATTTTCATTTAATGTATTACTAGTAGTTAAATCAGTACTACCAACTGTTAATGTACCTTTAAACCCAGCACTACCATCAGTATTTATAAAAAAGTTAGGTGAATGAAAAGAACCATTAGAATTCATAATTATACCAGCTGAGCCGGAATAACCAGATATATTTTGAGTTGTGTTTGCAGAAGCACCTGAGTTTATATTATACTGACTTATATTCCAGCCAGCTACATTTCCAGAAGTTGCAGCTGCTACTGATCTTATAGTACCATAATCACTTGCTTGAGTTGCGCTATTAGCTTTACTTTCAACATCATTTAACGAAGTACCAGTACCTATTTTAAGTGTTCCATTTATAGTTATAACATTAGAACCATTAGCACCGCTAACAATAAAAGGTGCAACAGGTGATACAACACCACTACCATCTATTGTTTTTATTTTAAAGTTAGTTGCTGTAAATACTATATCACTAACATTACCAGAGCCTGTAGGATTTAAGTTGTCAGCTCTAGACATTAGTTCCATACCAGCAAACACATTGCCAGTAGCTACTTTAATACCATATCTAGCTGATAGCTTTCCATTTATAGTTGCAGTAGCACTAGAAACAGTGTTTACAGAAGCTTGTGTTGGCATAGTTGCATCAGGACTTGCAACCCAACTTCCAGATTTTAGTATGTATAATTCATTTTTAGGAACTGATGTAGTTGTTGTATTGTTTGATGTATCTGTTACTGATCTATTTGTAGCTGTCGTGTCATACCATACACTACCATCTGGTGGACTTTGAGGTTTTGCAAAATTTAAAGTAACACCACTAGACAATGTTTGCGGAGATGATATAACAATATTATTAGCATCTGTTAATTCTATTATAACTACATCTCCAGATATACCTGTACCTGTCACTGTTTGACCTAATACTCTACTTCCAGTTACAGCATTATGAGCTAAACTGTTTGTAGCAGTATGAGATCCAGATAAAGTTGCAGATCCAGTAGCGGCAGCTGTAACAGTTGGTTGGGATGTTTGCTCAAACAACTGACCTACACTAGCACTTAAATTATCTTCTCTAGTAGCAGATGCTTTATTAGCTGTAGATATAGCGTTTGTTTCTGACGTTGCTATAGATGAAGATATAGTAGTACCACCTGCTAAACCATTAACATTGTTACTACCATCAAATGTAAATAAAGCTTCTAGCTTATCTAATGATGTTGCTGTGGCAGCTACTGCGTTAGATGAAGCTGTATTTATAGAAGTATTTAAAGCATCTGCAACACCTGTTATATTATTTCCATCAAAAGTAAATTGAGTTTTTAATTCATCTACAGAAACAGATATAGCTGATGTTCCATTACTAACAGCTGTATTTATAGAAGTGTTTAAAGCGTCAGCTACACCAGTAATATCACCACCACTAAAAGTGAATTGAGCGTTTAATTCTGTTATCTGTGCTGCTTTAGCTGTATCAGCGTTTGTTAATGTAGTTATATTACTTGTAGCTGTAGCATTAGATGATACTACTGCGGCTAATCTAGTATCTGTTGTTTCCTCCCACTCACCAGATGTTACTTGGTCGTCACCAGCAGCAGTGGCTACATACATCCTATTACCATCATCTGTATCAAACCAAATATCTCTTGGTGCTAATGCTGTTGGAACTGATGTTTGCCTAAATATATTAGGTTTTAAATTTACAGATGAAGTTAAAGTTGTTACAGCACTTGATCTTGCCGATGTTTCAGTAGCTATACTCTGGTTTACTGTTGTAAAGCTAGCATCTGCAGAGTTCTTATTAGTAGTTACAGTTGCTGTTAACGCTGTTACATCTGTAGCTGCGGCAAATCCTTGAGCTGCTGTAGTGGTAGTTATCTTTGTTGCAAATGCACTAGAATATGAAAAACTACCATCATCACTAAAAGAACCTAAGTAAGTATTCACAGCACCTACACTGATACCAAAGAAAGTAGCTAAATCACCTACCTTATAGTTCTTAGTCCTAAACTTTACAACACCACTATCTATGTAACGCTCAGATCCAACTAATAAATCAAGTTCATTTATATCATTATCTGTCTCGTACGTACTAATTCTAGCCATTTACTTTTTTTTATCATTTATTATAACATGCAAAGCTGCAATTCCTACTAGTAATACTATTAATATAGCTATCATAGCAACAAAATCCTCTGTATTCATTAAAGCTACCATTATTCTTTTCTTTTTATTCTATCTCTTACTCCTTGACCAAGATTTTTTAGCTTTTCACTTGTTTCTTGTATTTTTTCACTAGCTTGATCTAGTTTTGCTTGACCTTTTTCACCTAAAACATTGATTTTATCAACTACTTTATCACCTACATTTTCAGTCATGTCATAAACACTCTTAAATGGTCCAGATTGTCTTCTTTGTTCTTTAATATATTCTTCATTTTTAAAATCTAGCATATCCATTTGGTCCATATTTCTCAACTTTGCTGCAGATGGAGCATTTTCTGACATTGTTATTTCTGGAGGAGTATCACCATATTTTTTATTCCACAAAAAAGCAGCTTGAGAACCTCTAGGATGAGGATTATTATTTTTAGAACCTAAACTACCTTCTCTATGAATACTTCTATTTATTGCAGGATTTGAAGAAGCCTCTTCTCTACTCATTTTTCTCTTACTTCCATCAGGCATTATTTCATAAGTAACACCTGATTCAGTTTTATATTGTCTAACTGTCCTTGTTTTCTTACCGTTTGGCATAATTTCTATTTTTTGATGTTTAAACGCTCTTTTTTAGTGCCTTTACCATCATTACCACGGTTTTTCTTGACACTTTTAAATTTTTTATCCTTATGGTCATAGTCTTTACCCTTCATCGAAGGGTTTTTTCGATGTTTTCGCTGATTTTCAGCCTTTTTTGCACGCCGATCAGCCCTCATTGCTCTTTTCTTGTCCCTAGCCTTCTTTGCAGCCGCCGCTTTAGCACTAAGTTTTTGCTTAGGGCCACCCTTCTTTTTAGGTTTTGCCATAATGTTTTACCTTTTTGTCTATAAGATACTATCACATGGAAAAACTTGTTATTAATAGAGTATGACAATAGCCCCTTACTCTATATTATTAA